CTGCTTGTTGTTGCCAGTTGATAACCTCGTGGCCTTCACCTTTCTCTCGCCGGATTATGCGTGTAATACGCTTGAGCACTCCCTTTTTGCAGCTGCCAACCATCCCGCCGCCACGTTTACGTGGCCCATGTTTGCGCCTGCCATGTTTGCGCCTGCCATGTTTGCGCCTGCCATGTTTGCGCCTGCCATGTTTGCGCCTGCCATGTTTGCGCCTGCCATGTTTGCGCCTTCCATGTTTGCGCCTGCCATGTATGCGCCTGCCATGTTTGCGCCTGCCATGTATGCGCCTGCCATGTATGCGCGTGCCATGTATGCGCCTGCCATGTTTGCGCCTTCCATGTTTGCGCCTTCCAATGGTTTTTTGTTTTTGTAACCCCATTGAATAGCCAATCCTAATTTTATTGACATGTCGGCATTATCGTCACACTCAATTTCGGCAGTGAACTGCACGTCACCTGTATATCTGTTTTTAACATCAAATTTAATCATTTCTCTCTCCTATAAAAATTCCAATTCGCGCAGCTTTTTACCCACGGGAGGGACTTTAACCCCCAACCTCTCCCCATAAAGGGAGACTCCGACGCATTGAGCTACCGTGGCATCCGCCCTAAGCGCAGATGTTGCTGTTACGCAGTTACGCAGTGTCCCTTGCGGGTTTTGGAGGAACGAGTCACAGCGGTCGATGGTGATAAGTCATCAATCCTACTGTGCATTTTTTCCCTCTGACTATCAATCAGCCCGTTCCAGAAGTATAGCGGGGTTGTAAAAAGACTCCGTCATGAGCAACTGCCCCGCTATACATCAAGAAAGGGTATTCCCTATTCCATGTCGGCTGTCTGGCTACTACCGACTTTACGGGATGCTCACCAAACAGCCTACAAAGAAAAGGTGGGGGCAGCGGTTTTTGCAGGATTGCGATTTTGTAAGCACCACAAACCATATAAATGCCGCCCCCGTCAGTTAATAAACCTCGCAATCACCAATACGTTGCACCATTCACTATAGGTGGACTAGGTGTCTTTTTTTTATCATCTGTTATGAACGTGACGTTTACGCCAAGCGAATCTTTCAACGTGTCCGCAATGCGTTGTTCCATTGTTACCTCTGTTTTCGGCGCGTCCCTTCGGGCTTCTGGTATGGCTATAGACGCCGTTAGTTCAGGCAATTGAAAATAACTGTTCGGGACGTCAAGCATTACTTTGACGCATACCTGATTTTTGCTAGTTGTTGGCTTGTTTTTAGAAGTTTTAGGTGTCGTTGCACTGTAAAAAGCCCCTTCTTTTTTTGCCGTAATCAATAACCAAAATTCTGTTTTCATTTTTCCACCTTAAAATTTAACAAACACGTTTCGTACTTTACCGCCCATCAAAGCTCTGGCAACAGCCTCAGCCTCTTCTTTGGTGATAGGTGGCGCTGTCTGAATCAGCATCAGGTCAAAGGAAATTTCATCCACAATGCGTTGCTTGTTAGCTTCGTCAGCTTCACGAGCTTTGCGGTTTTCTTCTTCTTTGTCTTTTTCTGCCTGAATACGTTTAGCTTCCGCATCAGCAGCATCTTTTGCGATTTTGGCATCACGATCTTTTTGATCCTGAATTGCTTTATCACGAGCGAGTTGCTCTTCGGCTTCGGCAGCAGTCAGTCTGGCTTTAAGTTTTTCAAGTGTTTGGTTGTATGTATCCCATGCTTGGTCGTAGAACTCACCAAATGATTTTGCATCATACTTTTCACCGAAAAACGCATTGTGTCGGTTGATATAATCATTAATGCGATCAGATGAGAATGTTTCGTATCCTGATGGCAATTCCATCATACGAATACTGTCTTTGATCAATTGCACACGTTTTTCCTCTGCATCATCTTTTTCTTTTTGGATACGGGCGGTTTCTTCGGCGGCAGCAACACGATCAGCCTCAACTTGATCTGCAATGCGCTTTGCCTCAGCGGTGGCAGCTTCCTCAGCTTCCTTTTTGGCCTGAGCAGCTGCGGCTATTCTAGCATCTTCGATCTCTTTATCACGGGCGGCTTGTGCAACACGTTCTGCCTCAGCTGCGGCTTCGTCAATCTCTTTACGTTTTGCAATAGCTTCGGTGAGCTTGTCCTTATTTTTGAGATTGGCATAGTTTGCTCTATCTGCGTATTCCTGCCATTGGCGTCCTGTATAAAGCTCAGACGATTTCGCAAGGGCATTTTCAATCTGTTCAACAGTATATTGTTCAGGATACGCAAACTCAATCATGCCCTCCAGTATAGTCAAATTCCTTTCATGCTCGGCTTTGCGGTCTTTTTCAATTTGCTCATAAGCAACTCTTGGTGCAAGAACTTCATCACGCAAAGTGTCGAACTCATTTATCATGCGTTTTTTCTCTTGGTTGACAGCGGCAATCTGTTTTTTTGAATCCTCTGTTAATGTGTCTGCCATTTCCTCAAGTCGTTTCTTCGCAGAGCCGATTTGACGGGCTACAGAACCTATGCGTTCACGGCCTTTTTCTGTCGTCACATCAAAGTTTTCAGATTTTACACGTTTTTTTATTTCTTCAATCAAAGGATCAAGCCCTTTATTGCTAAAAATGGTCAGGGCATTTTTAGGCGAAGTATCAATCACGGCAATTTCAGTTGATGATGATTCGTTCCATACATGGTCAGTAACATCACCTGATTCGTCACTAATAATAAGATCGGGTTGCGATACCGCTTTTGCTGGCTCTTCCTTTACTTCCGGTGTGTATTCAAGAATGTTCATTTGTTGTGTCAATTTCCCCTCCTATGGGCTATGTTTTGAGATTACCATCATTGATAAAATAATGTCAATACATCAATTGATATATATTTGTCATTGACAAATTTCCAATAATAAATATATATTTTCAATATGAGCGAAAAATCAGAAAACAAGTTGCAAGATAAAATGCGCCGCTTTGAGGAACTCAAGCGCTTGGATCAGCGCCTTACCAAGCTGTCTAATCGCAAAACGAATCCGATGAGCGCCGCCGCTTTTTGTAAGAAGTACAAATTTATTGAGGAACACTTGTGCAGACTGCGGAGACTATACCACGTCCCGAGTAAGGCAACGTGGATACGGATTGATGGCGCTCTAAAAAAAGAAAAAGTTTAAGTTTCTACCTCCTATGGAAGAAGATCCACCAGACCCCCATCTGGTGGATTTTTCTTTTTACGAGTTGACAGGGAAATAAATTAAATTAATGTGGAACTAAATTCAATTGTAACTTTTTGGGGAATTTCATAAATGAAATCAATAAAAACAAGCCAATCGCAGAGCGTACGCGAGATAATTTCCTCTTGGCGCTGGCGAATCACAAAAGCCGGATTGAAGATTAAAGAATTCTGCGCGCTGATTGATCTAAAACCCGGGCAGATGTCAGGCTACTTGGGCGGAGATGTCACACCTTCAATTGACACTTTTGAGAAAATCGAAGGAAAATTGAAAGAATTGGGGGTTTAATTATGGTCGCAAAACCGTGGTTCAGGGTTCATGCAGATATTCTGCAAAATAAACGGGTTCAGGAATGCCCCGATCATCTGTTTAAGGTATGGATGAATTGCAACGCCATTCTTGCTCAAGAGGGTGTCGGTAAATCCGGCTTGTTACCGCCGGTAGCAGATTGTGCCTATACGTTAAGAAAATCCGTTGAAGATACCGTAAAATTGTTCGATGAACTCTGCGATGTGGGTCTTCTCACACGCAAAAAAGAAACAAAAGATGAAACAAAATGTAACGAAAATGAAACAAAAAGTGAAACATTTTCGTCCCAAAGTGGTTTAGTGAATGGAACGCTATTTGAAACGTTTCATTTTCGATACTACGTAAATTTGTGGGGAGAAAAACAATATAAATCAGATAGTTCAACACCAAGAGTTAGGGAACACAGAGAGAGGAAAAAGGCGTTACATGAAACGTTACATGAAACGCCCCCAGATCAGATCAGATCAGATACAGATCAGATCAGATCAGAGGCCGATCTTTCTTTTCAGAAAGTTAAAGGTAAGGTGGTTAAGAGGGAAAGGCTTTACTCTGGAAATTACGACATTCTTAGGCATCTTACTGACGAGGAGATCTCAGAAGCTCGTCAGGAGGCCGTGGGATGGGATATTTACCATCTGGCTGAGGTATTCAACAAATCCATCGCAGATGGCCGTATGCAGGAGCCAAAGGCGCCGCAAGTGGCATTCAAAGCTTGGGCTAAGGCCTATACGAAAGGAAAGCCACCCAGCTAAAAACAAACCGTTGACAAATATTTATCAATGGACTACCATTTTCAAATCAACCCAAAGGAGAACAACTCTATGAATATTACAGAAAATGTTATGCTGGCTAATTTACCAGAAAAAATATACCACTCTGACCCAACCCCGATTTTGGAGGGTTTTGAGCAATCTGCGTCCTTTTCATCATCAATGGCTTCTGATCTTCTTAGATTCACACCGTACCGTGCCATGCTTAACAGCCAGCGTTTGAACCCGGGTCGGATAGATGAAGGATCGGATGAGGCAAATTTTGGTAAGATAGCTCACGATTTCGTCCTTCGTAATGGCCAAGGGACATTTGAAATTGCCCCGTTTGACTCGTGGAGAACTAATGACTCAAAGGCCGTTAAGGCTTCGATTATATCCCGTGGCTTAATCCCACTCAATGAAAGCAATGGGCCAGCAATCCGAATAAAACTTGAAGCAATGCGCTCAATGCTAATGAACAGCATGAAGCATCATGAAGACTTCCCAAAATTGTTTGATTCGTTTAAGGCCGAGATTTCGGCTTTTACCTACGATGGACAGATCTGGAACCGTGCGCGCTTTGACCTTTTGTCGGATGCCTATCCAGAATGGGTGTTTGATTATAAAACCACCGGCATTGAGTTTGATGCGTGGGAAAAGGATATGTGGAACAACGATAAATTCCTGCAACCATTCCACTATCGGAAAACATACGAAGAGGCCACAGGAAAAGTGGCAAAATTTGCTTATGTTGTCCAACAGACGTTTGAGCCGTTTGATTTTGTCGTGATTGTTTTGGATGATAGCTACATTGATGAGGCCAGCGATAGGTACTTTTTGGCCCGTGAAAAATTCATCCAAGGAATCAAGACTGGCGTTTGGTCATGCGAGAAACGCCGCATCCGTTATTCTATTCCACCGACATGGACGCTAAATAAATGGGAAATGGATGCAATTATTGCAAAAGAGGAGCGCGCATCCATACTAAAATCAGCGGCCAATCAACAACCAACAGATATTATGATGGCAGGTTAATCATGGCAGACTTCGTATTTAAAAAAGCAGTTCCAGTTCCACAGTTCGCAAGGATTGCACTATCTGGCCCCAGCAGCTCAGGAAAAACAGTCAGCGCTATTCGTATGGCGCTGGGTATGGTTCGCGGAACTGGTAAAAGGGTTTGTCTGATCGACACGGAGAACAACAGGGCGTTGAAATACTCAAACTTCTTCGACTTTGACCATGTTGATTTTCAGCCCCCATTCTCAGCAGAGCGTTATCTTGAGGTGCTATTGAAAGCGTATGATGCCGGATATGGCGCAATCATTATTGACCAAATGACGAATGAGCATGAGGGTTCAGGTGGTATGCTTGAGCAACATGAGAACTTCTTGGTTAAACGTGCTGGTGACGATTACAAGAAGCGTGAGGCGCTTAAATTTACCGCTTGGATAGAACCGAAGCAAAAACGTAACAATCTCATCCAGCGCGGTATCCAGCGCGTGAACGCCGACCTAATTCTTTGCTTCCGAGCCAAGGAAAAAACAGAGCTGCGGACTAAGGTGGTTGATGGGCGAAAAAAGATTGATCCTGTCAATATTGGATGGTCGCCTATTGGTGGCGAGGAATTTCCTTTTGAAATGCTCACCAACATGATTCTGCCACCAAAATCTCAGGGAAAGCCAGATTGGGAATTGGAATCTTCCACAATTAACTCTCTGGATCGTGACCTGATCAACCTATTGCACAATGTTCAGCAGATTGATGAGAATTTCGGCGCCGAGCTGAAAAGACTAATCAACCCGCAGAAGGCTACAAACGCAACTGTCACTGAAAAGACGCCGGAACAGGTATTTGCAAATAACCTTGCAAAGACTGTTGCTGATTGCCACCAATATGAAATAGCCGATTTGATGAACAGCCCTGAGATGGTGGCGGATATGGAGAAAGTTAAAGCAAGCAGCCAAGCCGCATACGACTACATCATCGACTTGGCTAAAAAGAAACAATCACAAGTAGATTAGGAGATAGACATGCAAAACGGAGTATCAACATTCAAATATTCAATCTTGAACGACATTGTTGAGATGGATGTTCGCATCATATTTGATGAATTTGGTGAAGGCACGGTTGATGAAGTGACAGTCGATAGTTACGACATCACCGAAGAGGTTGGGGAGCTTAATTTGTTCCCCAAGCTCATTGCTTATGCAGAAGAGCATGAGGATTATTTTACCGCCGATGAAGTAACGGCGGCAGAGAGCAAATGGGAATCAGATAATGACAGATAATAATACGGCGATTGGTAAGGTGCTTGATGTTTCTGATTGCGAGAAAAATAGCATCGGGGGATTTATAAAATGGACTTAGTTTTTAAAGCACAGCTTTTATCTGGGGCAAAATGTGACTGCCCACATTGCGGGAGGTACGCACAAGTTTACAAACGGCACATTAACGCGACAATCGCAAAGCAGCTTATTATGCTCATGGAGTTGGGCGGACACGGGAATAACTATGTCCACGCTTCAAACCTGATACCTGATGGCCAAACAGGGCAGGGCGACCTCACGAAAGCAAAATACTTCGGGCTGATTAAAGCCATGCCCGAAAACAGCGATGCTAAGAAATCATCTGGGTACTGGTCGCTTACAGAAGATGGTAAGCTTTTTGTGACGGGTAAGAAGGCCATACCGTCACATTTATTTGTTTTTGACGATAATGTTATCGGAAAGTCAGAAGATAAAATATTCATTGCAGATGCGCTTGAATCCGGCGGGTTCAATTACTCTGATTTAATCAAAGGAACAGATTGACATGAAAACACCAGACAGACGCAGACCAATATCAGGCGGTTGGAAGCTTGAACAAATACACAGGGACTATGTTGTGTGGAGAAAAGACCTGTTTGTTTGCCTCTCCTCTGTTGTTTATATTGAGGATGAGCATTTGCCGCCCCATTGGGAATGGCTTATTAGTTTCAGTTTAGATGGAATGGCAGCACTAAATGACCAGCAAATAAATAAATGTCTGCAAGATTTTGATGCTCTGAATTTTGAAGAAGACAATCACGAGCGCGGCATCGCCAGAAAATTCTGGTTAGCAATCGACCAGAAATACCGCAAGCCCTGCCCATGCAAAGATGAAATAATCATTACAGAGGGCGATTATAAATATTCGCAGAAGAAAGATTAGATATGCAGGATGTAACAATTGGTGATTGCCGCCTGATCCATGCAGACAGCTACGAGTGGATTAAGACAAACAATCCACCGCGCTGCATCATAACCGATCCACCCTATAAGTTTAGGGCAAGCGGCGGTGGAAGTTTTCGCAAAGAACGTCCGAATATGGATGAGATCCAAGACGCTGAGCTTGATAAAGGGTTTGACCAAACAATAATTAACCCCCTTTTATTCGATAGCGTCATTGTTTTTTGTCACAATGACCAAATGCACAAAATATTACCTTACTTGGCCGGAAACTATTACCGCCATGTTGTTCTGCCGTGGATTAAAACAAACCCGCTGCCGGTGGCCAACAAGAATTATGATCCAAGCTTAGAGTTTTTCATTCATGCGTGGTGCAAAGGCGCACATCCAGTTGGGACATTGGCAGAATTGAAAAGATACCATATCAGCACAAATGGGAAAGACAAAAGCATAGGGCATCCAACCGCAAAACCATTAGGGCTTATGAATAAGATTGTTAATAATGCGAACTCGCAAGAGATCTTTGATCCATTCCTGGGATCTGGTTCAACCGGGCTGGCTTGCATCGAGCAGGGCAAGAAGTTTGTAGGCATTGAGAAGAACAAAAAGTATTTTGATATTGCAGTAAAAAGAATAGAGGAATTTTATAAAAACCGCATTGACAAAAAATAATCAATGTCTAAAATCGTGATTCTTAAATCGTTATTTCTAAAACAACCATAGGAGATAAGTAGAATGTCTGAAACACCTTCATTAAAAACCATAAATCAAGTTATGGCCAGTGTAGAATCTGGCGCATTCCATGATGATGTCACAAAAGCCATGAATGAAATGATTGGCGATCTCGCTGACCACGCACACTCACACGGCGGAAAGCCATCAGGCGAGATAACCATTAAACTGAAATTTAATCTTGATGGTAAGATCATGGAAATCAAACCGGATTTCTCGGTTAAAACACCAAAAGTATCTCGTGATCGCTCAATATTCTTCATCACACCGGAAAATAATCTTTCCCGCCAAGACCCATCTCAGATGAAGTTTGATCTGGACGAAGCGCGCGAGCGTAAAATGTCCGGTTCATACATTCCAACCACTGCGTAATTTCAATCCATCAAAAACAAGGAGAATATAATGAACGACTCTACGGATAACACTAAAGAAAAATTGTCGGAATCAATCAGAAAGTCCATCGAGCCACGAGTGATAAGCAAAGATGGTGCTGACTTCTTGGTTCATAACCAAGAGATGGCTGTTAAAGATCTGACCGCTCTTACTGAAAAGTATGAACCAGCACCACGTAGGCGCACAGGTATAACAACACTGGCGCGACTTCACTCGTATATTGATTTTACCAACCGCTATAAAGGCAATGATTCTATCATTTTGGTGGAAGGAAAAGTTGGAAAGAACACTATTCAAGCAGCCGCACTGACCATTTTTAACGCTGATCCAGCCGGTGATGATCAATTAAAAGCCGGTCATGGTGATTTTAAATGTGATTACAAATTTCCTATCTCCAAAGAGCTGAAAGCATTTGTTGATAAAAACGATAGTGTAATGACTCAGGCTGACTTTGCTATGTTCCTTGAAGATCACATAAGCGATATGTCTTCACCAAGCCTTATGGCCGAAGAAGATCAGAAAGCGATAGTTCGCAGCCTTGGTGGGGCTGGCGCAGATCCAATCAATATGCTTGAGCTTGCGCGAGGACTTGAGGTTCGTGTCACAGAGACAGTTACCAATCAAAGCAAACTTGCATCCGGTGAAATGTCCTTCAAATTCTCAGCCGAACATGCTGGCGTTGACGGTAAGCCATTAAGCATCCCTGCTTGGTTCTTAATTACTGTGCCGCTTTTTGAAGGTGGTGCGCCAATTGATATTCCGGTACGCCTTCGTTACCGCGTCAAAGAAGGCGTGGTTTCGTGGTTCTATGAGCTTTATCGCATGAACGAAGCATTTGACAAAGCGTTTGATGATGCTGTTTCATTCATTAAAGAAAAAACGGAACTGCCTGTATTCATAGTTTAATAAAGTTTTATCGCTGGCCTTGGTCATGGCACCCTTGACCCGCCACCTTATACGTGGAGTGAAAAAGCGATATTCCCCAACCAAGGCAGCTAGGAAGGGGCGGGAGATATACCTGTAATGTAGGGCGGACGTGAAGCCGAGACTTATATCTGAGGACTGTTTGGTTTAGGCTGGACTAATCCTTGAACGTGACAGCGGGAGAGACTGCACCCTTTCTTACCAATACCCCCCTTTAACGCATGATTCACGAGGGGGTATTGGTTGGAACGGGCGTATGGTTGGGGACATTATACTGTGAAGATGGGCTGGCTGTGTGAAAACGAGTCATTCAACGGTAAAGTGAGCATGACAGGTTACGATGCGCGTATTGTAGCTTTATAGTTTGTACAGATTATATTAATGCCACAGTGGGTTCGATTCCCACCCCCGTTCTTGATAATACCCAGAGAAGGGTTCTATTGCCTAGAAATAGATGATAGATGCAGTCTGTACCCGCGCAGGGGAAAGACCTAAGCCAAGAGGAGCGCAAGGGGGAACGCCACCTCATATCAGGCGTGACGATAGGGTGCAGAACCCTTGGGCAGTGAGAGGACTGCCACCCATTCTTTTGATACTGCCGACTATACCGCAATTTTTTGATTTTTTTGAACGGTCTAGAAAGTTAGCGGCAGTATCAATGGAATGGTACAATGACTCCAATTCCGGTCTGTTATACGGTACAGGTCGTGCCATTCCAATTTTGCTAACTCAAACAATGATAAAGGATAAATGCTATGCTTAGTTTAATAACAACCCCGAGCGGTCAAAGGTTGATACGCTCTAATACCAAAAGACAGGCCGTTGACCATGTTGTTAAAGGCACCATCACTGCAAAAACAATCAACGCTGACGAATTGGCTGACCTTTTAGACGCCGGTATGGTCATTGAGAACGCAGAATCGGCAGATCCTGTTGTTGAAGAGGCAGATAACAAGGCCGACACAACAGAAAGTTCAGCCGGTGTGGTGGATAACGAAGGTGGTGAATATGACGAACCAAAATAATCCAAACACACGCTACCAAGGAACCGTCAAATGGTTCAATTCAACTAAGGGCTTCGGCTTTATCGTCCCAAATGACGGTGGAAAAGATGTCTTCATTCACGCAAACAACCTGAAAGATTCAAACATTCACCAAGACGACCTCACCGAAGGCAGAAAGATAAGCTACGCTCTTCAAGAAGCTCGCGGTAAAGTCTCTGCGGTTGATGTGGTAATTGAGTAACTGCGTCACTGAGTAAAGAAATCACCCTTAACCGGGGGATTTTTTATTTTGTCTTTTTGGGCGGTTTTGGTTTTGGTTCAGGGCGCCGATAAAATTTTGCCAGATCTTCATCTGTAATTAGAAAAACGTCAGTTCTCCAATATCCTTTCCATGAAAATAATAGAATGTCGCCTTTTTTCTCTTGGTATTCGTCAACGATGTGATCTTTTGCGTCATTGCCGTACATAACCATACCATTTTTCTTTACCAAAATGAGCGGAGATGTTGGCATATCGCGGATATTGTCAATGAAATCCACCGGAAGTCGTCTTAGTGCGGTTGTATCAAATTTCATTTTTTGCCTCTCTGTTTAATAAGGTTGACGGTTGATTTTGGAATACCTGTCAAGCGGGAAACCTCCCTGATCGACTGATTTTTGAGCATTTTTAAAATTTCGTGTTCGTCATATTGAATTTTTGGCTTGCGGCCCCATTGAGTGATCTCACCCGAATCACGCTTAGCCTTAATACCAGCCTTTACCCGCTCGCGGATCGTTTCGCGCTCAAATTCTGCAAATATGAAAAGAATGTGGAGCATCATCCGGCCAGACGGTACGGTGGTGTCAATATCCTGCGTCAAACTTTTAAAACCGACATTGCGTTTTTCCAGATCGCGCATCATATCCACCATGTCGTATAGTTTTCTGGAAAGGCGATCAATCTTCCAGACGACCAAAACATCACCTGACTCCAAAGATCTTAAACATTTCTCAAGACCAGTTCTGGAAATTTTACTTCCCGAAATTGTGTCCTTGTAAATGTTCTCGTCTTTCACACCGGCAGCGGTCAGAGCGTCATATTGCAACGCATGATCCTGATGCTCGGTTGATACGCGCATATAACCCACAATTTTTGGTTCACGAGTGATTTTCTTAGGCTTTATCTCACGCCGTACAATTTTCTTGCCTCTCGGCTTTCTTTTAACGCTATTTTGTTCAATCATTTCAATGTGTTACCTGTCCATATAGAAATAGTTTAGCATATAAAAAACCGCCTGTCCATTAAGAACTCTTATAAGGCAAGTCGTTTATATGCTGAAATTATCCTTTGTAAACAATACTATAGATAGTTTACAAAAAGGCCATTTTCTGGCCTATTATAGAAATTAAACGGGCGTTTTTTAAGGCGCCTCGTATTGATATGTTTTTGTCAACGCATTGTGCCTCTGCATGGCCGGACACACGAAGGCATAAACAGCGAGTATGACAAATAATAATACCCACCCCCAAGCCATGATATGGCCGATGAGGTTGATGCGCCTTTTTACAGAATTGTGTCTTTTCAACTCTTCGGCAAAGGCCGTTAAAATCTCCTCCTTCTTAGTCATAATTAATCCTCACTGTAAAGTTGACGCTGAATGGTAAAATGCTGGTTGTCTTCCTCATCGCACCCGTTAAGGAAATCTTGTGCCGTGTCTCCATCTTCACTTTCCAAAATATGTTCATACATGGCGCTCAGGTCTGATATTACATCTTGCAAAATATCCAATTGCTCAATGCGGTTCATTTTTAGAAATTTATCTTTGAAAACAATTTCGCCCTCAAAGCCACTTTTAAGAATCACTTGCCCTATATTCATAATTATTTATCCTCGCAAAGTTGGTTGAATAGGTTCCCGGCTGCTGTCCCATCTGACCCAGATAACAAAGGACATAATCTTTCCCTATGTTGGGCGATGATAAACTCATCGGGCTTTGGTTGAGTTGCTATAAAAATGCACAGCGCGCAGTAGGCCGCGCTGACGCAAATAAGGGTAAAAATCAAGAAGCGTTGCATGGTGTTCTCCAAAATCCGTTATCGTTTGCATAATCGTAAATTCGCACAGTTGTCAGGGCGATCAGTGTGATGGCCGGTGGCCGGTCAGCTTGTGGCCCCAACTTGGTAAGATCAAAAACCTTAGTCATAGCTATCACCCTTTTTTCTTGCCATGCACAATGATGTGACAAATATCCCCAGAATGGCCCCGATCATAAGTCCAATTGTGAAAGCCATCTATTCCTCCATCAGTTTGAGTATATCTTTTACCGCCTTCTGGGGCGATACCCTAACAGCCTCGCAGTATTTGAAGAAAGACGACAGCGACATTCTGTTCATCCCTTTCTCGACTTTCTGCACCTGCTGGAACGTGACGCCGACAACATCGGCCACCATCATCTGGGTTATGTTTGATTCGTTGCGTCTGGACTTCATGTATTTTCCAGCCACTTTATCAAGGGTTTTAGGTTTGCGTTGTTCGCTCATTTTGTACTCCTTCTAAGGTTGTTATGCTGAAAATAAGCCATTGATAAAAAAATGTCAATAAAGTTATTGACACTATTTTTCAATGGGCGTAAAAACAAAGAATGATAACTCTCAGCAAGGAGAAAACTAAAATGACACAACAACCAAAACACACCCCTGCACCTTATGCGGTAGGCGATAAATCAAAAAACCAAGATGCCGCGATGGTATATTCAGATACCAATGACGGGGCAATATATGATGGCGTAAGAGTTGCCGACTGCAATACAAGTATGTTTTTGTCGAAAGAGCAAAGCGAAATAAGCGCTGAGTTTATAGTCCGCGCTTGCAATAGCCATTATGAACTGCTTGAGGCATTGCGACTTGCTGATGCCGCCCTATCAGGCTCAAACATGAACATGAATGTTGTGCAGAAAAAAGTTAGGGCCGCAATCACTAAGGCGATGGGGGAATAGTCATGGCTGTAGAAGTTAAAATCGAAAAAGATTCTAAAGAAAATCGCGTATTCATTTCAGCGCATGGTCAAATTGTTGATGTCCATGTCACAGATGATGGAATATCCGTCCAGATAACCAAAGGCAATGAAGTTCTTGCCGAAGCCAGCTCAGACGCAGATTAGGGGCCAATCATGGATTTAAGAACATACAATCTAATAAAAGACGCAATTACCAAGGCTTATGTTGATGGTATAGAGAAAGGCGGAGGCGAAAGACCATCTGGATTTAAAGCATGGGTTCAACCTCTTATATACACTCATAAAAAAATGAACAAAATTTTGATTGATTTAGATGAATATTACCAAAATGCTGTTCATGTCTCACAAAAATCCGACTATATCTACCTGTGCCGCGAGGAGCGCTATGGCCGCAATGGCAATCTACGCTCTTTGCGTAAAGCCGACATGACCCCCGATGTCGTACGAACTTACTTCTGGGGATTTATCAAAAAATATTGGAGAGAATTACTATGGATGAAAAACTAACACAATTTCAAATCAGAGCCGCGCTTGAGGGTGCCGAAGCCATGACGGGCAACATTAAGTTCATGCACATACGCCAAGAACTTAACCGCCTGTGGGAATTGGAAGTTCTGGCCAAGTCGGTTTGCAAGCCATACCCGATAAAAGGCCAAGATAATTATCCATACAGGGCATCAACCAACCTTGAACAAGAGGTTAAAAATCGTATGGAAGATACAAAGAAATTTATTGATCTTCTCAACCAATCATTAAACAGAGGATAATCATGCAAATAAACAACCTTCAAGAATACGCTGGCGCTCTCGTTTCGGAATTTCTCAGTAACGGCTTTCAGGTTTCGATCCAGAAAGCCGGTGAGACATCACTTCGCATTTGCGCCAATGCAAAGGGTATAGAACATACCTGTAGCGTAATAGACACCACCCATCTGATGGTATCTAGCAACCCAAAAAGCATCGCTCAATACGATGCCAACGAACTGATCAACAAACTTAAAACCCAAGGAGCTTAAATTGGCTACAAATCAAGATATTAAACACATAATTAAAATACATCATGCCATCGTCTTGGCATTGGCAAGCTATGCAGAAAAAGAAGAGGGAAGCGATGAAAATATTGCCGCCCATACTTTTGCTGCGATTATTACCCTTGCCTATCAAATAAACAAAGACTTCGCAAAAGGAACACTATCCGAGGGCGTGGCAATAACCGAACCAATCGCTGTGTTAATTGATGCGGCAATCAAATATTCAGCCAGTGAACAGCAGACATCACCATCTGAACAGGCAGTTTCATAATGATGAGCAGGGAGCAGCTTGAGCAAATGGGTGGCGCTATTCACGAGCTGCACCTGTTCACCATTAGGAGCGGATGCTCAATGGACTTGCAATTCGCCTTAGCTGGGCTGCAAGTGATGATTGAACGCGAGATTAGCCGCGCCAACATCGGCCATTTCATGTCGAATTTAAAGATCATACAAAACCGCCAGCAGATGCGCGATTTTGTAAATTCAACACCGGCAACCAAACAGGAGCCTGAAAATGACCAATAAATACGGAAATTTCCCAGCAATCAGATTCTGGTCTATATTCGCTTTTTTCCTCTGCATCGTGTACCTTAATGCTTGGGGGTATCTCTAAGCACATTCGATGTTCAAAAGTTTCCTTGCTGGAACAGGTCGGGTGGTGTTCTTTTTCCCAAAAGCCCCACAACGCCACCCGATTTCTGGCCACTCAATAATCAGCCCCGTGAGGGGCTTTTTATTTGGCCGCAACTCCATCTTGCCTTTTTAACCTTTCTTAACCATAATGGACAAATGGAAAACGAAACCAATCCCGAAACAGTCAAAGACGTTGGCGGAAGACCGCCCGGATCGCCACTTTACACACCAGAAATTCGCACAAAAATTTGTAACCTACTGGCCGGTGGGAAAACCCTACGCGCTGTATGCAGAATGGACGGAATGCCAGACAGACAGACAATTTATAACTGGCTATATGAAAATATAGGCGAAGTCAAAAATGAACAAGGGGAGGTCATAGAGGCTGGTTTCTTCGACCACTACACACGCGCTAGGGAGGTGGGGCTTGATGAGGTTGCGGATGAAACGATAGAAATAGCTGATGATGGCACCAATGATTACGTTGAATTGGTGAACTCAAAAGGAACAAAGAAAATCATTCTGGATAAAGAGGCTGTTCTGAGATCAAAACTGCGGGTTGAAACTCGCCTATCCTATCTGGCCAATATGGCGCCACGGAAATACGGCAAGAACGTGAAGATTGAGAATCAGGCTCTGGATAAAGACGGAAAACCAACAGATCCGGTTGGCGGCGCGGTTATTATAGCGCAAGATGTTTTGGCCACGGCCCTAGAAAACGTGAAGAATGGCAAAGCCCGGGGGGAACAAGTTGAGCGAAGCCTTGAGCAGCAAAGAACCGGCCCACTTTGATTTGAATTACCAGCAGACAATGGACTTTTACGCCGAGGCGTTGAGGGGATCATTTGAAAGCGGTGGGCCAGAAGCATTTAACGAGGTGCGCGCAGAATTGGGCCGCACCGATTTGTTTTTCCTGCTGGTTTTCCTGTTAAAGATTAAAGTTGCCATGCACCCGTGGATTTTTGCGCGGTGCCGTGAGGTGCAAAGAGATCCCGATGAACACTTGGATATATGGGCGCGGGAACATTTCAAAAGTACAGTAATCACCTTTGCCCTCACAATTTTCGATATTATCAACAATCCTGAGATTACTATCGGGATATTCTCGCATACAAAGTCAATTGCTCGTGACTTTTTGAAGCAAATCAAGACGGAGTTGGAGATGAACGAAGATCTCTGGGATTTGTACCCAGATGTGTTCTATCGTGAGCCGCAGAAAAACTCCCCCAGATGGTCAGTTGATGGCGGCATAGTGGTAAAGCGTACCCAAAACCCCAAAGAAGCGACTGTAGAGGGGCATGGGCTGGTTGATGGTATGCCAACAGGCCGACACTTTGACGTTATGGTGTATGACGATGTGGTGACGAAAGACGGGGTAAATACCCCTGAGCAGATCCACAAGACAACCGAAGCCTTCCAGATGTCGGATAACTTGGGTAAAGAAGGTGGCCGCAGACGCTATATCGGAACATTTTACCATCTTTTTGACACATATTCGGTGATTATCGCTAACGGAATTGCTAAACTCCGTCTTCACCCATGCACCTACAACGGAAAAGAGCATGGAATCCCCGTGCTTATGTCCCGTGAAACCTTACTAAAAAAGCGAAATACGCAGGGGCCTTATGTTTTTTCGTCACAAATGCTGGTTAATCCAGTAGCCGATTCGTCTATGGGATTCCGCAGAGAATGGTTGATTAAGGAAGATATTGACTACAACACGGCCATGAAACGCTTGTGGCGCTTCATAATTGTTGACCCATCTGGCGGAAAACAGCGGAAAGGCAACGATTACACCAGTATGTTTGTTATAGGACATGGGGAAGATGGTAAATTCAGGGTTCTGGACATCAGGCGCGACAGAATGCGGATGAGCCAGAAAGCCGATACCCTTTTGGATCTTCATCGCCGATGGAAACCCGGGCTTGTTGCTTATGAAGAGTACGGTATGCAGTCAGATATTGCCTACATTGAGAGGGTTCAGAAAGAGCAGTTGTACGAATTTGATATATACCCGCTTGGCGGAAGTATGAAAAAAGAATTACGTATCTTGCGCCTCGTGCCTTATTTTGAAGCATCAAGGATTATTTTCCCTACATATCTGCATCAGAAAGACTACCAAGATCAGATTAGAGATCTTGTTAAGGATTTTGAGGAGGAAGAGTTTGTTGCTTTTCCTGTCCTGAAACATGATGATATGCTAGACTGTTTGGCGCGTATCGAAGATTTGGAAGCAGAGAAACTGATCCAAACCCCAATTATCACGAATGTAAACCCAGAAAGCGAAGTCAATAAACGACTTGCTGCCGCCATGAACAAAGTACAAAACGGAAGAAAACCAGCATGGATCAGTTAATTAATATCAAAGGATACAATGCCACGAGATTACCTCGGGATAATCCTGAGCTTGTGCGCCGTTTATCATTGCGCTGGCTGCGCGCATCTGAGCCGCATCGTAAGTGGGCCGAACCGGCCAAGGTATGTGTTGATTTTCTTGAGGGTATTCATTGGTCGGACGAGGATAAAGCAAAACTTGATGCAATCGGGCGCCAAGCATTGACCATCAACAAGATGGCACCTTTGTTCCGTATGGTTATGGGCTACCAATCATCTAATCGTAACGATGTAACGTTCCTGCCAACATCCGACTCGCAATCACAAGAGGATGTGGCCCGTGTTCTTACAGCATTGCAGAAAATTGAAGCTGACCGCGATGATCTGATCTGGACTGATACTGACGTATTCGCAGATGGTATAGCCACAGGCCGTGGTTTCTGGGGATGTTATACCTGTTTTGAGGACAACGATCTCGGGGAAATCAAGTGGATAAACAAAGACAACTTCTCTGTGTTTATCGACCCCGATGCCAACACATACGACCTAAACAAATCAGCAGCCTATATTCAAGATTCTGTATGGACGGATCTTGATGCTGTTGGGGCAACGTACGGATTAGAGGCGGAAGATGCGGTTAGGAACATCTATGCTGGCAATTACCAGTCAAGCCTTCTGTACTACCTTGGCCAAAACGAAGTATCACCGGAGCGTTTCTTCGGGCAGTACAAGGATGATAAAGCCGACACTTCATGGAATGATATTTACTATAACGACTTTGTGGATAAACAAGCCAAGCGCATCCGCCTTCTGGATAGCGAATACTACGTCAACACAATTCAGCCATGTTTTATCGACCTTGAGACAGGCGGTAAAAAACCCATCCCGACAGAGTGGTTAAAGCCTGAGAACCAGTACATGATCCAGCAATGCTTGGATTATGCTATGATGAAGAACAATCCAATCAAGATTGCACAACGGCCAGTGAAGCGTATCCGCAGAACCGTTACCTGTGGCGATATTTTGCTTTTTGATGATTGGTCACTGTACGAATCATACTCAACCATTGGGTATTTCCCGTACTTCCGTAAGGGCAAGACACGCGGAATGTTGAATGATATGGTTGACCCGCAGAAGGAACTGAACAAAAAACGCTCGTATATCACAGATATTCTGAACAGAAACGCAAACTCAGGATGGATATATGAAGAAAACTCCCTTGACCCAGAGCAGGAAGAAAACCTGAAACTATACGGATCAAGCCCCGGCATTCACGTTAAATACAAGCGCGGCCCACAAGGTGCAGAGCCACCACGCAGACTTGAGCCGGGCGGATACCCACAAGGGCTAGATCGTCTCGAAGAAAAAGCCGCTGATGATCTTCGTGAAATCTCTGGGATTAATGAATCCGCACTTGGGCAACTTGATCGTGTGCAGTCTGGTAGAGCAATTGAGGCGCGCCAACGTCAGGCCGTGATCTCTATTCAGATGTATTCGGACAATTTCACCAGATCTAAGAAGATTCTTGGCCGCAAATCGCTTGAGATATTCCAGAATTTCTATACCGAAGAGCGCGTATATCGTGACATCGGTGAAGACAGTAAGATGGTCGTCTATGAGATCAACAAGAAGATTCAGACAGGCGACAATTCCATGATGCGTATGAACGACATCACTTTGGGCAAATATGCTGTTAAAATTGATGAGGTTCCGATCAGCGCCACATTCAAACAAGGCCAGTTTGAAGAAACAATGACAATCCTTGAGAAACTCGGCCCACTTGGTATGGCCCTGCTGCAAGTCAATCCTTCATTGGTTATTGACCAGTCTTCTCTTTCCAACAAAGAAGAATGGAAAGCGGCAATGCAACAAGCCCAACAGGCCGCATTACCACCGCCACCAGCCGGAGTTGGACAGCCTATTCAGAACGGAACACCGGAGGGAATGCCATCGTGACATTGAAAGTTGTGGAAAACTTGCATGAGGATTCAAAGCCTCACATCGCCAGCCTTTACGACAGATTGAATGAGGTTATTCGGGATCATTGCGCGAATAGCGGACAAATTGTAACTGGCGCGGAGGTTATTGGTACATTAGAATTACTGAAACTTGCAAACGCAGGAGTTTATAACAAATGAGCAACACGACATTGACAGACGGATCACCAGTAACGGATGATCACAGAGAGCTTAAAGAGAATGGCCAGCAAAAAGGCTATGTTGTCCTGAGCGAAAAAGAACGTGCAAAGGGCTTCATTCGACCTGTTCGGGATGCGTATATCCACATAGGTAAACTAACACAGCTTGTGAATGACGCAGGAGAAGATGCGGCCCTTGTTAGAACTGGCGGATGCGGCGCCAAGACAATTATGAACGAGGCAATTGCAGAAACCTATGCCCGTGATCCAAAATTCTACTCTGGGACATTCTGTTGTGGATGCGGGAAACACTTTCCTCTTAATGAATTTGTATGGGATGGGACAGAAGAAGAGGTCGGATCGTGAAATATTTCGATGCGGCAGACTTAGAAGAAGATAAACGGATTGACCTGATCGGCAAAACAATCATGGATGGCGTATCAAAAGATGATAAGCCATTTACCGCCGGAGTGGTCGTAGAAGACCACGTAAAAGCTGATAGATATATTGAGAAGCTTAAACTAAAATTCCCCATGATTCGGGTAATCAAGAAGTTTGATGGCCCCGTACAAAACACAGTGAGCATTGTTCTAGGACAGCCACTACATTAACAAATCACAGGAGAACAACTCAGATGATAGATAGAATTAAGGCTTGCGTTATGGCCACACGAATTGCGAGAGATTTTCCAAGAGAATACAAAATTCAAGAACTGGAAGAACTTATTGTCTTTCTTGTCGCCAGAATGCAACTTACTGATGAGCCTCTTTTGGAGCATGGGACACAACAAAAGAACAAAGAATTAAAAGTAGCGCCAGTTTGGAAAAATGTAATTGGTACAAGGACGGTAGAAAAATGAGCAGACAAGAAATTCCAGAATCAGTTTATAAGTCTTTGGTACTGCGTGATCGCCTTAATATGGAGGCGCAGTTTGAAGGTAAGAACGGAAGGGCATCAAAGCCGTATTTCTGGGTTGCTGTTCCAGAGGCCGATACCAAAAGAGGCTGTATCATCCTCAAGAACTTCCGTGAAAGTGAGTTTGATATAGCCCCGCACCCAGTTCAACAAGAGTTCGCCCGTCAGTTGCAGGATCATTTGCAGCGCGAGCATCACCATGATGGCATGTGGCTTGTCGGATGGACGCACCCACCAGAATTTGCCAATCTGATTCGGATTGACGGTGATAATGTCTGGGGAAGGCTGATCATTATATTCTTGGATGAGGACGCAGATCCGCAGTTTACTACGGAGAGCGAAAGGCTTATTGCAGATATTATTGAAGATGGTATTGTTTACTATGGCAACATGGCCTCAGCATCATGGGAAGAATGGCAATCACAATATTCTGCCAAGAACATGAAGGAAGACATGGGCCTGAAAGATAACCAAATGACAAAGGCCACCCTATCATCTATACATTAGAGCGAGCTTAAATGAAAAAGACACTTGAATGGGCTATCTCAGAGATACTAAAATTATTCGACATTGAGCCAAAGTTTTATGGCTCTGTCACAATAAATTTCCAAGCTGGCGAAGTGACGACTATCGACACAAAACAGACGTTAAAGCCAGCATCATTGGAAAAATAGACACTTCGGTGTGTTGATTGCGGAGAGTTGCGGATCTGCAATTGCGTCAAAAGGGATCTCACTGGCATTTATGCTGGTGAGATTTTCTTTATTTTATTTGATAAAAACTGTATGATTTCACAATGATGAAAATCACACTTACGCCACCACTTCGCAATGCGTTTGATATGGCATCCCGTGCCGATAAATATCGTGTCCGGCTAATTGATTTGTGTGAGACGGAAGAAAAAGCCAAAGCATTGCATGATTCATTTTATAGGGCGCACCAACCTGTTATCCACTCATGGACTACGTACAACAAGATCGCCATGATTGACGCTGTGTACGATATGACGCCAACAGAGCGCAAGTCACTGACAGCAATAGTAGAATTTGAGGTGAAATGATGAAGTATATATTTTTGATTTTGTTATGTGTTGCGTTGTCAGGATGCGTTAGATGCCAACAAAAAACAACGTATGATGAAAATAAAAGAGAACGCCTGTATTTACAATGTTTGGAGTTAGCGGCAAAAGCTAGGTCTGGCCGTGATTACACGACAAACGATGATGAGGATTACGATGAAGTAATTTCAAAATGCGCGAGAAATGCGGAAGCGTTTTCTTACACAGGATATAAACGAGTATGTAGTGAATGATTATAGTACACCTGCATAATTGCCATCTTCCTGATAAGGAACAACGTGAGGAACGCATAGAGCGGTATCTCACAAGGCGGTTTAACCAGTCGGCAGAGGACTTGCTGGACTGTTTCAACAATGAATATCGTGACAGGTACAAGCGCATATACAACCGCGCCATGAGGGTGGGAAAGCGTGGAAGCTACAGAAAAGCGAACAAGCTTTGGGATTTTACGTGGCAATTAACCTGATTTTAACCAGAGAATGATATTCTTAGAATACTCCTCCCCCGGATGTAACAAAGCCCCCTTAATTGGGGGCTTTGGTTATGGAGTAATTAAAAAGTAGTTGTAATCTACATTACCTTGGCAACGCACACACCGTTTTCTCTTACGATAGAGGTTATGCGTAGACGTTATTGTGTACAATGTTCTTAATGTCAAGAATCGCACTTACAATAGCATTTGTAGGATATGTATTAAGCAAAACAGCAGATTTAAGTTTAGATCCTGTCGGCATTTGTGCAACAGACGGTGTACGTGCAAAAATGGTTAAAGGCTGATTTGCGTCTGTTGTTGTCGCGCTAAACGTATGAGCTGATGTAGTTCCTGTCCGTGTGTTAATCGCACGATAAGACTGATTTACCGCGTGGTCGTGGCCGATACAAAGTGCGATTAGTGTATTTGTTGAGATTGTACCTCCTGTATCAGATACGTTTCCTGAGCCGTATCCTTGTCTGTGCCTTACGCCTGTATCAAGAGCAATTTCAATACCATTTTGTGATGATGTCGTATGGGTTGACAAAATAGGAGAAGTTGATGGCGTGGTTGGTGTTTCAAAGAACAGAATCATACCATAGTTTGATCCACCTGCTGTTTTATGAAGATCCCGCAAGAATGGTGTGTTCGATCCTATAACAGCAGAACCAAGACCAGCACTAAGGAAGTAAGCGGCAGGATCGTTTGCTGTACCTGTAAATGTCAGCCCAGAAAGAGTTAAGTCATACGCGCTTTGTGCCGAACCATCTGCTGGGGTTGATGCAATATTCTTCCATGACGTCCCTGTTCCCGGGTAAGAAGCAAGCAAAGTCGCATCCCATTCTGCGACTACGTTTGCAATCCCTGCTTGTTGCAAGCTGACACGAGGGTCAGGTGTGACTGTATAAACACCGGAACGCAAAACAAGTTTATTAGTCGTGTTATCTCGAACGAATAATGTTTTGTCAGATACCTCACAAGTACCGTAATTGGTTATTAAGGTTACAACACCCGTTGGTGTGCTTGGAAGCGTCAACGTCAATGTGTTGCTTGAAGTTTTAACGCCGCTGTCTGTGTCACCATCAAATACCATGACACCATCGTCAAAGACCCAAAGCCCTTTGATACCAGTTGACGGTGTAAAGTCTGTACCATCCTCATGGTCAATTGTTACAGTGACAACATTTGCCGCATACGTAGCGTAATCAACACTCGGCCCATATACTCCATCCGTCACTGTATTACCTAATTCTTTCAAGGCTACTTTTGCCGACCTTTCAGCTAGTAGGAAGTTACTCACCAACGTCAAGTGAGTTCTATCTGCCAGTAGTTCAAGGTCAACAATCTCATGTGACATCTTGATGAACGGCTTAGTAACATCGGCATCTAAATTCTGTAGGGCGTTTCTTAAATCTTGCGTATTTTTATCTACAGGGTTTTCCGCAAGTGGTTCATGTATCATTGGAAATTCAAATCCGACTATTTCAACGGCTTTATTCCAGTACGTCATAAGTCCAGCTTCATATTGAGCTTGCGAAACGCCGGGGTCGTCACCAAGACCTCCTTGCCCACCTTGAGTCACGTTAATTAAATCTGTTGAACCAGAGGCTCGAATTTGACCAAAAACTTTTACGTTCTTACGTCCAACATTCCCCCAATCAACAAATTTATTTTTTTCACCACCATCATCAAAAACATATCCAAAGTCTTCACCATATTGATCTTTCAGAAGCCCTGTAGCTCCAATATTACCATTCATAATAATAACTTCGCGATCTGGATATTCGTCTTTCAATATTTCACGTATTTTCAATGAACCCCAATCATGGTGAATTGGTTGTATGTCGTCTTCGTCGGTATAAGAATAATCCGTACCCTGCGCCAGAGATTGGAAATCACGCTTGTAAATAATTGCATCACTCGGGATAAGCGGTTTACCCATCTGCGCGGCGGTAAGTGCAACGTCATATATTTCACAAGAAAGAAGAACTCCAAACAATTGATTTGATGAGCCAGCAGCATTACACCCAAAGCGCAATGTTGTAGGACTACTTGGACGATTTGTAAATGTTTTATCAAAATCATCACTGATTAAGGCATAACCAGACACAACATACGTTGACGGTGATGATGAAAATGCTACACGGCTGATGTCGTCAACGTATGGCCTATTTACAATAAGAGTATTCTGTCCTGCGTCACCTGTACCGCCACCAGAAACCCGTGGGCGCATGAAGTATTGGTTGGCACCATCATACGCGCCACCAGCGCCCGTAATTTCAATGGCAAATTGGTTAGCACTGGAACCAGCGTTTAGGTTTACTACATGCATACCTGATGTGTTTCCAAATCCAAGAGACACAAATGTCATAACAATTGTATGGCCATTTGGATTAAACCAGCTTTTTGCATTTATGTTTGATACAATATGAGAGTTGAAATTACGTGTGACCGCAGATCCAGCAGTTACAATCGGAGATGTAGCAACATCTACTTCGTCATAAATTTTGGTAATATTATTTGCAACAGGTCGGAAGAATGTATTTGTTTCTGGTTGGACACCAAGGAAATGGCATTTTTGTCCTGCTGCTACTTTAAGTCTCAACTTATCAGATGTCGCGTTTGGTGTGACGCGAAGCTGTGCGCGATAAAATGCGGTCAAACCACTGAATGATGCAGTTTCAGGAGTCCCGCCGCCGCTTCTTGTGAGTGTACCAGATCCAGATACATACATGGATAAGGTCATTTTATTAGTTGTGTTGAGAATATTGTCAAGGTCAACATAAGCATCGGCAACACCCAATGTGTTGTCTAATTCATATACGTTCCCCAGCGTGGCAAGATTGCTGATTTCAGATGGGGAAATAAGTCCAAACGTATCCGGCACAACAGTAAAAGTTGCCGCCGCATCACCGCCTTTTGTCCATCCTGCTGTTGTGGTTGGATTATAGTTATGTGTTGTGGAAATATTTGTTGATGTCGGCTCAAGTAACAAACCGCGAAGTGTAGGGGTGACATAGTGCCATGTCGGTTCGTTTGCCGCAATTGTCGTCCATTTCCCGTCTATATCTTTTACGTTATAAACATCTGAGCGAGTATTAGTTGCGTCTGCATCAAGAGTAAAACTTGTCCAGTCAAATGTCTTTGATGGAACAGGAATTACATCATTACCACCACTCACGTTTCCCAAGACAGATGTGCTCACGCTTGAAACCAAACTGCTGACTAACGATGATGTAACACTTGAAACGACTGACATGAATTTATTCCAATCTATTGAGAAGGCTGGCGGCGAGAGATGCTCCAATTGATTGACGGGCTTGTTGAGCCAGTCAGAACTAGTTTTACTATACAATCATCAGTGACCGAGAAATTAAATCTATCTGCTGATGTACAAGCAGAATCAACAGACGGTGAATATGTATTACCATCATCATCAGAAACGTGTACCGTTACAGTCCCACCATCGAAATTACCAGAAAGGCCGATTTGCAAGTCTTGTTCAGCATCAGCTTTAACAACGACAGCAGAGCTATCTCCGTTTGCTGAAAATGATCCTTTTGCTAATAGTGACATGATTTTTTCTCCAAAAATGTGAAAAGCCGCCGTGCAACAGGGCAGGGCGGCTGGGGGTTCCAATACCTAATACCAAAGTTTAAGGCATTGATGGTTGAAAGTCAAAGTCATTGTGGTAAGCTTGGAGCAACATCAATATTAACAACAGGAGCATTATTATGATAATCAAATATTACACTTATTTACCTAATAACAATGACGGACATGGGCCGGTTGCGCCAGATTTAATAATTATTGAAAATTGTGAAAATGTGGTTGTGCATGGCGGTATATTTGGAAGCAATGACACGGGGCCTGATATTAACCGGAGTCAAATACAAAACTTCCTAGATAATGGTGACTATATTATGCAAGATCTTCCACCTAAAAAACTAATAACATTTGCTAAGGGTGGATTTGTCCAGAGACTGGAAGTTTATGGCACTGCCTATGTATGCAACGATGATGGAAAAACAGTCGAAAAAGTGTCCATCTCATAACCTTTGACAAATACCGTCCCTTAAAATAGAATCAGGGCAGATGGTATTGAAAAAATCAAGCCGCTTTACGCTTTTGCGTGGGGCGGCTTTTTCTATTCTTTATCACCCCGCCGCCGGGGTTCGGGCGTAATCACCGCGATGAGGTGTTATTCATCGAAGCAGCCGCCGTGCATCGGGCGTAACCGTTGGTTCAACGAGAAGGAACATATTATGACTGTTGAGAATGATAATGCTGAAAATTTGGATGTTGAGAGCAAGCCCGTAAATCAACCAGAGCAAGAGATTGTGAAGGAAGATTGGGAGATTGAAGCGGAAAACGACCCCATGCTGGCGGATTTGTCAGAGGCGGAAGAAGATCTGAGGAATAAGGCCAAGGCCAACCAAGTTATTGACGATGAGGATCAAAGCTCTGAACTTGATAGCGAAGACGGTACAACAACCGATAAAACCCAAGATCCGGCGCCGAATACTAATGAAAAGCAGGGCATAAAGGTTCCGATAGAACGCTTAAATCAAGCTCTTGATAAGGCCAAAACTCTTGAAGATACATTGAATTACCAAAAAGGTATCATTGAGGTTCAGAGTAAGGCCCTATCAACCAAGGCGCATGTTTCACAGGAAACAACAACGCCAAAAGTTGATGATCCAAAGGGGGACGCACCTCCTGCAAAAGACCTTGATACTCAAATTACTGAGGCCGAGAACAAAAAAATTGATCTTGCACAGAAATATGAGGACGGTGACATCGGATATGCAGAAATGCAAAAGCAGATGGTATCGTTAGACAAGGAAATTCGTGAAAACCAGCTCAAACGTATCAACGAAGTTGAGCTAAATTCACGGAAAGTGGCCGCAGAAACTGTCCAACAAAACAATCTTAAACAGATTGTGGATAATGAAGCGATCACATTGCAGGAAAAGCACCCGTACATCGCCGCGATTGACAATTTACCTGAGCATCTGAAAAACGGTGTATGGAACCAAATCACGAGCGATGCAGTAGCAAACCTTTTAGCGCGCGGGATTAACCCGAACAGCAAAGACCCAGAGGCGCGTATCGCCCTTGTCCGCGAAAAGGCATTGCTCACTGATAAATACGGCCCCGAAGTAGCAAAACTTCCAAATCAAACTCAGCAGCCATCGACTACAAAACCGGCCATTTCAGAAACCGCTCAAAACAGAGAGAAAAAACTGGATATGGCCAATAGGCAACCTCCGCCTGTGCCACAGGGTACTGGAACGTATGACAAAGAAGTTACAAAAGATCAGATTGCAGACATGGATGAAGATCAATTGGCCGACATGATCACACGTAACCCAGAGCTTGTGGAGCGCGCGACAGGTATTAAATTGAAATAGGACTCCTGAGCCATAAGGCGCTTGAGTCCCAACCATATAAAGGAGAAAAAATATGGCTGTAACTGACTTTGGTGCTTTGGACACTGCCCAGAAAAAAGTATGGGCTGCTAAACTTTGGAAGCAATTCCGCGATGAATCTTTCTGGATGAGCAACGGTTTCGTTGGCACAAACGGAAACACACCAATTCATCGTGTTACCGAACTTACCAAGACCGAGCGCGGCCTTGAGTGCGTAATGCAGTTGGTAAATGAGCTTGAGAATGATGGTGTCGTTGGCGACAACGAATTGACAGGGCAAGAAGAGCCTTTGGTCAATGGCGCTCAAATTCTCAAAATTGACATGCTATCAAACGCTGTTAAATCCAAGGGTAAAATGGCTGAACAGGCCACCGTTATCCGTTTCCGCGAGGAAGCAAAGGATAAGCTTGCGTTCTGGTTGCCTGACAAAATTGATGAGCTGATGTTCCTTGTTGCCGCTGGCCGTGCTTTCACCTTGAAAACCGACCTGTCAACACGGACAAGCTCGCAGTTGCCTCAGTTGGCTTTTGCTGCTGACGTTGTGGCCCCAAGCTCGAACCGGATTGTTTACGCTGGATCTGCTACATCGGAAGCTACATTAACATCTGCTGATAAAATGTCTTGGAGCCTTTGCGTAACTGCAAAAACTAAAGCGGCTCGTGAAGGCATACGTCCTATCCGTCAAGGCGGTAAGGAATATTATGCAATGGTAATGTCAACCGAGCAGCGCCGCGATCTTATCCTTGACAGCGACTATAAAACTATTGTCGCTAATGGTGCGGAACGTGGTTCAAACAACCCATTGTTCAAAAACGCTATTGCAGTAATTGATGGTCTTATTCTGTACGATCACAGAAAATGTATCAATACTGCTGGTCTTGCTTCCAGTTCCAAATGGGGTTCTGGCGGTACTGTTGAAGGGGCGCAAGCTCAACTCTTCGGTGCTGGCGCTCTTGGCTTCACTACACTTGGTGGTGGCGAATGGTGCGAAGCTGATAAGAACGACTATGGCCGTAAGCCGGGTGTCGGGTATGAGCAAATGCTTGGTATGTTGAAACCACAATTCAAACCAAAAGCATCCTCAGCATCAGCGCAGGACTACGGTATGATCACGGTTAAAACTGCCGCAGTTATCTAACTTGGACGGGTAGCCCTACGGGGCTACCCACTTTTTCATTTTTCAATCAAATTTAGGAGAAAATGTTATGAAACATTATTCTATTCAACTAATCGACACAGTTTCCGGCAAATCCATTGATGGATCTGGCGGTAAAGCCTATGTCGCTAAATCTGGCGATGCACAAAAAGAAACGCTTTATACAAAAGCCGGTGGAGCGCTTGCTAACCCGATCACTTTGACAAACGGTAAACTTGACTTCTATGTCGCTGATACCGTTGTTGACGTTGACCTGTATGTGCAAGCACCAAGCGGACACTTCGTTGTTGCAAAAGACGTTGTGCCTTCTGGGGAAACCATCTACGTGGATAAAGGCAGATCTACTGCGACCTATGTTATCCCTTTCTCAATCGCTGATACTACAGCAACAACAGAGACAAGCACCGGATTTGCAATTCCTTCCGGTGGTATGGTTCTTCCTACTGGTGTTGGGCTTGATGTGTTGACTGCCGATTCAACCGAGACGGTTGACCTTGGTACTCTAAGCACAGATTCTGGTGATGCTAATGGTTTTATTGCAGCAGCATCAGTTGGTTCTGTGGCTACTGTTAAGGCATCCCTAGCTAACGGCGCAACCACTTTGGGAGCCTTGCTATATGTTCAAGACTCTGCAAACGCTGGAGACAAGGCGCCAGAGGCAGATGTGTCGATGGGTGGCAAAACCATCACTTACACATTGACAGCGGGTACAGACACGGCAGAGGGATTCTTCAAGCTTCCTGTTCAGCTTCCATACTCCGCTAACTAATCAACAGTGAGGGGGCGGCACTTCTGCCCCCTCTCTTGCTTTAACCTCTCACAGAAGGACAAATCATGTCTTTGCAAACCCAAGAAAAATTTCTGAAAGTCATTGACTCCAGTTTGACATTGGAAAACTCAAAACGCATTCATCAGGTTATCATTAATGGCGAAATCACAGATGTTGTGTTCGTTTATGGTGAAGATAAATTCTTGCCTGAATCGGTAGCCATGAAGTTTTCCAAAGAAGGATTTAAAATCGTTCATCCAGAAAACGATTCCGAAGTTGAAATCCCTCGCGAAATACCAGTTGGCGCGCCAGTTCAATTGCGCCCAGATGAAGTAATAGCCCGGTACAATGAGCTATCATTTGATGCTTTGCGTACTCGCGCAGTTATTCTTCCGGGTGGTGAAAAATTCATTCAGGAAGGTGTTGAAGCCCAAGAAATGATCGACTTTTTGATGGGCCTTGGTGACAACACACCAATGCCATCGAATGATGAAGAACTTGGCGAAATTGAAGATGAAGAAGGTGATATTACCGATGAAAACATCACAAACAATGACGGAGCTGATACAAAATCAGATGCCGAAGATACTGTTGAGGCCACAGAAAGCACAACCGCAACAGCAACAACAGTTGATGAAAATGCCACAGATCCTCAAGGTGAAGAAAAATCATCTGATGTAGCAGAAGAAGCCACCACTGACGCTGCAATCATCACAGAGTATAAAGAAGGCGAATAACCTATGCCATCATACCAGACAGCACGAGAAGTAGCGGCAAACTCCCTATCTAAGATAGGTGCGTGGCCTTCTTCGCAAACACAACCGGATGCGAGAGAGCTAAAGATTGCTATGCGTTGGCTGGAAATGATTTTAAACAATCAATCTGGAATCCGGCCAACAGCCGGATTCTGGGATACTATTGATGTACCGATTCAAGCCGGTATCGGTGACTATGATCTGCAAGACTATGTGAAAGATGCTGGCGTTCAAAGCGTGTTTTCCGTGTCGATGGTCACTGTTCTTGGAAATGTTGAGCCTCTTGACGTTATCAGTGAGAGAGACGCAGTTTTTAAGAACATCAAAGAGAATAGCACACCGCAATCAGCGGCCATCACACGAGATGTGAAGCCAGTTTTGAAAGTTTATCCCACACCGACACAGGCCGATGAAGATGCCGGTACTGTGTTCCGCATCAGAATACAGTCATTTCACAAGGTCATTGATCCAGAAGGCACCAATGACACCGAAATTATGCTGCGCCCATCTTGGTATTTGTGGCTTACATACCGTTTGGCTTATGAGATCGGCGGAGGGCCTGTAAGACGCCTTCCCAAACAAGAATTGAAGGATATAAAAGAGGATTATAGGGTGATGGAATCTCAGCTTTATGCGAGAGATGGCCAATACAATACAGTACAACCACCAATTACCAGACCAGTTGAAGGGAGCATGTACTAATGGCTCGCGTTAAAATTACAGAATTTGGCGTTGTTCAGAAAGTTCTCGCAGGGGCAACAGTTCAGATATTTTTGGCAAGTGACAGCGGAGAAAACACTGGTGTCTTAGCCAATATTTACAAAGAGAGTACGGGATCAGACAGGGTAAGCAACCCGCAGATATTGGATGAAAACGGAAAACTATCCGTTGACTGCTATATTGAAGGCATGGTTATGGCTGAAATCAGCAATATATCAGACCTCGCAAGCCGTTCCTTATCACGTATCAAAGCAAACCCTCTGGAATACCCTCTGGGCGCCACCAATGCGGCCCTTGAAGGCGCGAGTGTAGATGGTGCTGTCACAGATGCTGAGGCCGCTGCTGCCCAAGCACAGGCATCCCTTGCCTTGATTGAAGATACATATCAGGGCATCCAATCAACAACGAGTTTGTCAATTGGTTCTGGCTCTAAAACATTTACTGTAGCCGCAGGACTTCCTTTTGGTGCAGGGCAATATATCATTGCAACATCTGACGCAAACCCAACCACTCACAGCATGAATGGCCAGATTACCGCATATTCTGGGACTTCCCTTACCATTACTGTTGATGCTTTCCTTGGTTCTGGAAGTCGGGCGGACTGGACAATTCGCAACTCTGGGCCGCGCGGGGCAACGGGAGCAACCGGCCCATCAGGTTCTGGCGCCGGTGATATGCTGAAATCTGAACTTTTAAGCGGACTATCAAATTATGCCACGGCACGATCAAACCTTGGCCTTGGTGATGCGGCCGTACAACCGGCATCAGCATTTGCTACAGCAGCACAAGGCGCATTAGCCGAAACGGCCCTACAGCCAGCGGACATAGCCGATCTAGGAGCGTTGGTACTTTTGAATACATACACGCCAGCGGCAGCAGCTTCTGTTGATATTACATCTGTTTTATCAGCTACGTATGATGATTACATGATCTTAGGAAATGATCTGGCGCCATCGGTAGATAATGCCGCCCTTATTCTGCTTACATCAGTTGATAATGGTGGTGCATGGGATAATTCTGCTGGTTCACATCGCCATGCCCAAGGATATGCTGTAGATAATGGGGCTGGTATGAGCAATGACGGATCAACAAGTGACACAAGTATAAAACTAATTAATGGTGTAGGAAACGGATCTCAAGAAGATGCGAGTATCATTCTACACGCCCTTAATGTGAACTCAGCCACCAAGTATAAAAAATTCACATGGACGGGCTGTATGCTAACGGCAGCAGGAAGGTTCTATTCAGTAATGGGCGCCGGTAGGAGATTATCGACCACTGCAATTAACGCATTACAGATAAAATATTCATCTGGAAATATAACAGGGACAGTAAAGGTCTATGGTATAAAAAAATGACAGTAATTTGGTTGATTTTTATCATTGTGATGGGGGTTATTGGAAGATTATCTGGAAACGGATTCGGTAAAGAGCTTGATATTGCTTGGCTTCCAGAATGGCTCTACGCAGTTCCATTTGGAATTGCCGCTGCATATGGCGCGAATCAGCTAGGATTTGGTAATTTTTCTTTTATGGTTTTTGTTATAGGAACTTTAATATCTTATGGCGGAATGCAATCGGCAACATGGTATTTTTTGCGCTGGGAAAGCCATGATGATCCAAACACAGAACGAAGCGGTACACTAAAACAGATTGTTGACTTGGTTTCTAAATTGTTTGGCTATAAAATTGGTGATGAGGGATACGCATGGATCGGAGCCGCAGTAAAAGGCTTTATTATCGGCCTTCCTGTCGGCGGATTTATCACTGCGTTGTTATGGCCTTTGGGCTATGAGATTGGTTCTCATGCAAAAGGCCGCGTGGAGAAGTTTGGTATAAAAGATTCACATGCTGTTTCTGAGTTTTTAAGCGCGGCTGGGGGCGGTATTTCAATTGTAATATTTATCGAAATCATAAAGGGGCTTTAACGTGACAGATTTTTTAATGTGGGCTGGTGGTATCATTATTACTGGTCTTTTTTCTTTAATCGGATGGGTAATAAACATGATTTTTGGAAAAATTAAAGAGCATGAAGACTTTCATCAAAAGTTGGAAGATTCGTTTAATGCGCACAGACTTTATTCGGCCAACACTTACACGACAAAGAGCGATATTAAGAGCGTCAAAGATGAGATTGTGAACCAACTCAATCGCATTGAGGACAGGATAGAAAGATTGCACGAAAATAAATGAATTTTTTCAAAAGAGTACCAGTAAAATCAGGGATTGCCGCTGTCATGGTATTGGCTGTTCCTTTTACTGCGCGCGAAGAAGGGCTGCGGACAAACGCCTATCTTGATAGTGTCGGTGTTCCCACAATTTGTTACGGTGAAACTGAAAATGTGAACTTAGGTGACACCAAAACAATTCCAGAATGCACCGTAATGCTGGAAACAAAATTGGGTGTCGTGGCTTATGCGGTTGATATGGCTATCACTCCGCCCCTAACGCCAGCCACACACGCGGCCATTACATCTTGGACATACAATGTAGGTCTTGGCGCGATGAGACGCTCTACCCTCGTTAAAAAGGCCAATGCGGGGGATATGGTCGGGGCCTGTGATGAATTGCTAAAATGGAAATATGCTGGTGGCCAACCAATTTTATCGGCGCGCCGTGAACGTGAAAGACAACTTTGTATGAAAGGACTTGAAAATGCCAAAACTGTACCTTCTTCTGGCAATTCTTCTGCTACTTGGAATAACTAATGCGGTAACTGCCTATAAGTTTTTTGGCTTTGGTGCGTCAAGCGTTCAAACAAAATGGGACGCATTCGAGCTTGCCAGAGCTGACGCGATAGCCGAAGAGAATGAAAAAGTTGTAACAAAGAAAGCAAAGGTGAAACATGAAAACCAAAATCGCAATCGTGATGCTCTTGTGCGCCACATCTGTTCTCGTGGCTGGGTGCGGGAGCCGGATCAATGCAAACCCTACCGTTGATAAAGTTGATATTGTCTATTTCGACATAGAGAAAGACACGACTGAAACAATGCGTCAGTGTTCAACGAATAATGAGATGATCTCGACTCCTGCCGAGGTTAATGAATAAATAAGCCAATGCGGCCATAGATCAGAGGTAATAATGACATACGCAAGAACAGCCATTCAGGATTTTGCAACAGCGAATAAGATTTATTCCGGTGCAACTGTCACATTTTACGAAGAGGAACTAGGCGCAAAAACAAACGTAAAAGCCAGTTTGTTCTCTGGAATCACTGGATCGGAACAACTTTCAAACCCGCAAATTCTTGATGGCTTCGGAAAGTTCAGAGTTCCTGTTTATATTGAAACGTCTGTGATAGCAGAGGTAACAGGCTTTGGAAATGCGCCTGACCATGTTACCGGCATCATACGCCCTGCGGTAATATTTACAGGTACTGGAAGCCCAGAAGGTGTTGTAACGGCATCAGTAGGGGCTTTATACACAAGAACAGATGGCGGCGCAGGGACAACTCTGTACGTAAAAGAGTCTGGAACATCAAACACTGGATGGGTAGCAAAATGACAAAAAGAATTGCTGAATTTGATATTTGGAAGCCCGGATACGGTGGTTCTCCTGTTTCTATTTTTAAGGCTGGTACGTCAACCCTTGCGGATGTGTATAAGGACGAGGCATTAACTATTGTTGCTGAAAATCCCGTAATTCTTTCATCAATGCTTGCCCCAGATGGAACAAGATACGGTAAATTCCCGTATCCGATATATACAGAACAATCATACTACATGGATGTTGCTGGTATTGAGACGACAGCTATTATTCGCCCAGAGTTATCGACTTTGGCCGGTGAGGATGCAAGCGCGGCAACTGTTACTCCAACAGGGTCTTCAAAACCGACAACATTATCTGAGTTTGCATCATTGCAGGTATTTGTATCTATGTACGGTGAATTTGTTGAAGGATCTGGTGGTGTTGCGGCCACAAATACAGATACTCTGGCGCTGGCTATCGCCGCCGCCATTAATGGAGGAGAGGTAAATGTTCCTGCGGGGACATACAAAATCAACTCAATTGAGGTTCCCGAGGGTGTTATTATCAAGGGTATGGGGCGTGAATCAACAATATTGCAAAGCGTTATTGGTGACAAAAGCTTTGTGATTGTTGGTGATCGGGCTGGATTTAAAGACCTCACTCTTGATGGTGTAAGCCTTACAACAAATAGTATTGGCGTATTTTCAGCAAACAATGATGAAATTGTTTTTGAATCCGTAATGATTAAAAGATTTGAAGTTGGTATGCACTTCAAAGGCGGTTACGGCCATTTCTGGACTGATCTATCAATTCAGAATACGGAATATGGCGCAAAACTTCATGGCGATACAAGCGACAGCGGGGACTCTTTTGAAGACTCCGTATGGGATGGCGGTGTCGTAAGTGTCGCGACAACAAAAGGCATTGCTCTTGAATATGTTGATGCCGTTTGCAGAAATATCACATTCAGAAATATTGGATTTGAAAGCTGTACAGGAATTGCGCTTGATATTAGTGGCGCTCAGTTCTTGCAGTTTTATGGATGTTGGTGGAATGCGAACACGCACGATGTTTCTATTCAAGATGATGATGCAGTTCTCACCCCATTAACAGCATATAAAAATGATGTTATTTCGGTTCATTTTGATGGCGGACGCATGAAAAACGGTACATTTACCGTTACGGGAACATGCCAAGATGTTTTGCTGAACTCCATGAGCATTGAAGACGTTGACATCACTCTTACAACCCCGCTCAAAAACTTCTTGGTTATGAAGAATTGTATTGAGGACGCAAACGTGACCGTGGCCGGAGAGGCCACAAAACTGATCAGGGTAAATGACAGTAATAATGGCGGATCGTTTGGTGTAACTACGTCAAACACTGCCACAAAAGCATGGAGTATGGAGCTTGATCCGGGGCAAATCGGGTACTTTGTTGCCCGTGTCATTGGTCGTGGCCGAAATGTAGCACAGAGAGCCGTTTATCATATAGCCTGTGGTGGTTACAGAGCCGGTTCAACACTTGCCTATGATACCCAGACAGCTAACTTTTCTAAAGGGGCTGTCTTGACAGGTGCCACAAGTGGGGCCACTGCGCGCATTCAGGACGACTCTGATAGCGGCGCAACAGGCACATTAACCTTAATTGATATTAAGGGTGAGTTTATAGATAATGAAATTATCACTGATGATAATGGTTCGCCCGGAAGCGCTACAGCTAATGGTACACTCTCACATCAAAATGCCGCGCTTGATTCTACTGGAAACGTCAACATAAGAGCCGTGTATGAAACCAACGCGAATTGGCTTGCAGCTTTTGCGGCCAATGGGCCTGAAATAGAGCTTCGCGTCACAGGGGATACATCGCAGACTGTTGAGTGGACAATTGATGTTGATGTGGTGACAACATGACATGGGGCGATATAGATCTCAATAAAAAGCTATTCAAGAACATTGATGAAGACGCCCTTACATCGACATTTGCTGGTCTTGAGAATTGCTTTGTCACGGAGGCCGGAGGTATCAGCAGATTCCCCGGCTTGAAGCTATTCTGTGATTTTGGCACACAATCAGATATTCATATTGGAAAATATCAAAACGATATGATTGCCGTGAGCCTTGATGGCCGCACTTATCGGGTCAATACCGATGGTGATTTTGTTGAAATTGAAGGATCTAAGGTTTTGGGTGGTGATCGTGTCAGCTTCGGCCGCACCCGCAATGGGCTTCTTCTGGCCGCAGGATCTAAAATTGTTCACTATAATGGGGTAAAAAACGACATTCTAAGCAAGGATGCGCCGATTTCATCATGGGTTGGGTATCTTGATGGGTATGTTTTGGCTGTTGAGAAAGATAGCGGACGTTTCCAGATTAGCAAACTGAATGATAATTTCACTTGGGATCCATTGGACACATTTGCTGTTGATGGCTCGCCGGATAATATCAACGCTATGCTGATCACACCATTCAATGAGATACTATTTACTGGCGAAGAGAGTATTGAGCAATACGAGCGTTCAGCCGGTGGCATAGTCCCGTTTTATCGCCGGTGGAGTACAGGAGATGGTATCAGTGAGCCTTGGACACTCTGCTTTGCTGATAACGCTGCGTGGGGTCTTAATTCACGTTACGAGTTCTCGCGGATCTCTGGCCAGACATCACAAAGCGTATCTGGCGACATTCAAAAAGAAATTGAAGAGATCTACAGTTTCAGAAATCTGGGAAATCTTGATAAGGCGTGGGCCGCGCCAATCAACGTCAAAGGCCAGAAATTCATTATATTCCAATCGCCAAAAGCCAAAAACAAGTACGGAAGTGTTGGTTTTACAGGAATTTATGACATTAGACGTAACCAATGGTTTGAAATTTATGGGTGGGATGAAGAAAACGGTATCCCGACCTTGTGGCCGGGGGTTTCGGTATTCAATCTTTGGGGGAAAACCTTCATTGGCGGTAAGGGGAAAATCTATGAGCTGGACAATTACACTTACACCAATGATGGTGACACACAGCGATCTTACCTGAAAACTGGCCATTATGACAGCATGGGGCCTATCCGCATTGATGGCGTCAGACTGACCATCAAGCGCGGTGTCGGAACGTATGAAAAGAACCCGTTAATCATGTTCCGGTCAAACCCAGATAACAAAGGCTTTGGAAACGTGCAATACCGTGAGCTTGGATTTACAGGGTCTGAAAACATGACGGTAGAATTTGGCAGTCAGGGCGCGGCCAGCACATGGCAATTTGAAATATATATGACGGAAGATTGCCCATTTGAGCTTCGCAGATTCCAGATTGACGCAACAAAATTGGTGAGATAATGGCAAGCACAATTCAGGCCCCACAACCCTTAGAAAAGCCCCCGAGAACAACTGGAAACGCCCAGATGGACTTTCCTATGGTCATTGACTGGATGTTTAAGGCGTACCAAGTAATTAATGCGTCCGTTGAGTATGTTAGTAATATAGCAAATAATATTGCAAGTAGTATTATCGCCGGTACAGTTCAGGTATCCGAAAGCAATTCATCTGGGGTAGTCCAATTTAGCACTGCACAACCAGATGAAAATTATGTTATCATTTTGCAAGCAAAGACTGTATCAGGAACACCCGCAACAGGTGCTTACACAATTTCATCAAAAACCTACACCACAGCCGGATTTTCGTTCACTCTACTTGCGGCACCGGGTGCAGGGACAGCAATTACATTCGATTGGCAGCTTGTGAGGAATATAAATGTCTGAGAACAATTTTCAGCAAATAAACCAAAACCAATATCGTGGTTCAAGATATTCCAGCTTTGTTGGCGGCGGGTCTGACTCCGCCGGTAACGTCACACCAGCTTACACAGAGAACACGGCGAACACAGTTGCATCGACAGATCCAAATTTGCAACAAGGGACAAGCCAACCAAACAGCAATGTGAATGGCTCTCTTCTTGGAAATACATCAATCCCAAATCCTGTATTGAAAGGGCCATCTGCTGGGCTTGTAAGTGGTGGTCTTGAGGCTGCTGCCCCTGTTATCGGCGCGCGCGTTGGATTGAATATTGGCATCGGAAAAGGATTGGAAGGCGCTTTTAATGGCGTAGGTAGTGACATTGGATCAAGCATAAGCTCTAACCTTTCCCGTGTGAGCGGTGGCTTGATTGGGGATGCCGGTAGCAGCACAATGGCTGATACGATTGGAAGACTGTCAAGTAATCTTTCTGGAGCATCTTCCGGCTCTGCTGCTGGTACATTGGGACGACAGCTATCTGGCGTAAGGTCTGCATCTGGTATCGGATCTGCTGCTGGGGCTGGCATTGCATCCGCTGCTGCTACATTATTGACGGGAGGATCTTTCAAAGATGCTGCTTTCTCTGGTATCGGCGCGGCTCTTGGAAGCTTTATCCCAATTCCTATTGTTGGAAGTATGATTGGGTCGTTTATCGGCAGCAAAATAGGCGGAATGTTTGGCGGAGATGTGGATTATCCTTATGGGCGCTCAGACATCCATGTTGTAGATGGAAAGGCGACACCATCATATCATACTCTGGATGGATTTAAAGATTCGGATATTAAATCTCTTGGTGAAGCGACAAGTTCTGTCATTCAGAAATTCATTGACGCTACAGGTTCTAAAAATGTTACGGGAGCAAAAGGAACCATTGGGTATCAGGTCGCAAGAAGCAAAAAGCACAAACTAAATAAAAGCGGCTATTTTGCTGGCGGTGGCGGTGATTTTAACCGTGGCGCAACGTATCAGGGACTGACAAATGCAAAATCTGCCGTTGAGGCATCTGTTAAGGATTGGCTGAAAGGTGCCGTATTTGCCGATGCGCCAGACAAACAAAGCATTATTCAAAGCGGATTGACCAATAACATGAGCCTTGATGATATTTACAATTCAATGACAGGGACATATAACCCGCCTACAATATCGAAACCACGACAAGCAACATTCTATAGCTAGGAGAACATAATGGCTATTCAACCTTACCAACGACCACCACAACAAGGTGCAGCCCCACAGGGGATGCCCCCACAAATGGGAGGCGCTATGCCGCAGCCGCAGCCTCAACCGCAACAGATGGCCCCGCAACAAGCCATGCCACAAGGTGGGTCACCTTCCATGCCGCCTGAGCTGGCCGCAGCCGCCGGTGGGACTGCACAACAGCAAGAAATTGCTTTTGGAAAGGTTATGCAGATTCTGCTTTTAAAGCGGATTGGTGAAATGTCACAAGAGGAGCTTGAAGCTCTTGATGCGATTATAACCCCCGAAAGCATCACTGTTTTGGCAAAATTATTGCCTGAACTTATTCCGGTTTTTGAACATGCAAGCTCTCTTCGTGAAGACGGTGGAGGGATTGCAGAGGAAGGTGGCGAAAATGAGGAGAGTGATGGCGGCAATGAGGAAGAGGGCGGTTCACAAAACCCTCTTACAGAAGATGATTCAGAAGATGAAGAAAACCAAATGATGGGCAGAAATCCTGCTGTTTCACGTGGACTTGTACGATAAGGAGATTTAAACATGGCTTTTTGGGATTGGGTAGCCGATATGGCCCCTACTTTGATTCAGGCTGGCAGCACATTATATGGCGCCGACCAAAAATCAAAAGCGTACAATGATGCAACAAATACCGCTGTTGCAGCCCAACAAGCTGCGACTGAAAGGGAAATTGCTGCCCGTGAGCAAGCAAATGTTCTTTTGAGGCAACAACAACAGGCCGCTTCACCCGGATTAACGGCACTGCAAGGTGTTATTGGGCGATCTGACCAGCTTACACCCGCTCAAGTACAAGCAATTGATGATGCGCGCAGGACAACACTTGATTCTCTAAAGGGCGGTTCATTGCGCGGATCGGCCAGAGCTACCTCTGCGACAGTGGCTGACACAACCAATCGCGTGACGAATCAGATGCTGTCGCAAAACCAGAACCGCGCCGATGCTGCCGCTGGCGCTCTAGCTGGGCAGTATTTCAACACCGGAAACTCTGTGGCAAGTAACACAGTTGGCACAGGATTAACGGCATCTCAAGGCTTGACAAGCGTTGGACAGTTGCAATCCAATAATGCAATCAACCAAGGCACCATTAATGGAACCGCCATTGGAGATATTGGGGCCGTGATTGCTGACACAGTTAAGGCGTCTCAAAATGAAAAACGTGACAGTTCTTACAAAGACATCACGCATTTGAAAAATGGCGAAACCATAACTTGGAATGACAGAGTATAAGGAAAAAACATGGCACAAGTATCAATTCCTCTTATTCAGGGCGCAAACAGCACGAACAATGTCCGTGACGCTTTTGATTCTCGCACAGCGCAAATGGAACAACAGCGAGCGAAGGAAGAGAAACAAAGAGACGACGACTTTCATACGGTTGTAAAGTACGCATCAGATGGATTGACGAATGAGGCCAAATATTTTGCACAGCAAAAGGGCATCAATGTTCCAGAAGAGGTGTATAAAAACGCTGATTTTGCTAAGGGTTTGGCTATAGCTGGCGACCTTTATGATGATCCGGCTGCTGCTCAAAAGTTTACCACCGCCTACGTATCCGCTCAAGGCGATAGGATGTCTCGTTATAATGCTGCCCTTGCCGCCGGTGGTAAGCCATTGGGCAAAGATGAGCGCGAGCTAAATCTCTATGCGAGAAAACTTCAAATGCAGCAGCAATATGGTGATAAAGCAGACAAAGGGTTTTCCCTGTCTCCCGGCGAATCACGTTATGATTCAAATGGAAATATTGTCGCATCATCTCCAAAAGAAGATAACGGCGCATACGAAGCATATGCAAAAGCATATAATGCCGCAATTTCAAGTGGTTTAATGACAGAAGAAATGGCTGACGCAGCAGCTAAACGAGCAGTTGCTCAATACATGTCAATGAAACCACAACAACAATTAACCAATCCTTATGCTGGTCGTGGTAATCCTGCAATCAATACGCCTTACAATAATATTGATCCAGTGATGATTGATAGTAACGGGGAACTTCTTCCTCCACAGGCCCCTAATCAAAATATAAATACAAACCAAATTCCCGTTGGTCTTCCTGCTGGTTCTGTTATGATTGGTACGGCCAATGGTAGGCCAGTTTACAGAGATCCACAAGGAAACGAGTACATAGACGATGGTAATCCGTAGAATAGATCCAAGCGAAAACTTATCTTTAGACCAGCCAATTCAGGCAGATCAACCTGAAATGAAGGTTGAGACACAACCGGCGCAAAGCAAGATTCGTAAGCTTGGGCCGAATGAGAAAATCATGCTTGATCAGGAGCGCGCGCAGATACCATCAAGATACGCCGATCCAGTGTATTTCCCACAGGAAGAAAAGAACAGCAGCTCTTCTGGGCTTTTAGAGTTCGGCGCCACAGACGCCGCGCGGCGCGCATACGAGTTTTCCGGTAATATCACAAGCAAACTGTCTGATGCCGCTGATAGTGCAGCATACGGCGCTGAAAAAGCATATTACGAGATATTTGGATACCCAGAGAAGAAGCCGCAGATTGATGTTCTGAAAGCACCGGAAACAAACCGCATATCCGCTGGATTAACAGCATCTGCAAATGAAGACTTCGCAAATGCGAATATTCTAGCTGGCCGCGTCAATGAAATGAACGTGCAGCCTACCGTTGATTGGGAGCAGGTTAAAAAAGATCCACTCACAATGAAAACGCTTCGATTTATGGCGGAGCAAGGATTAATTTCCACCCCCGAGATGCTGACAGCGTTAATCCCATATCTTGGACTTCCAACGGTCATGGGGACAACTGCACAAAGCATTATTGAGGATAGACAAAGGAATTTAGGAAAAGAACATCGCGATATATCTGGCGATGATTTGCTATTTGCAACCACAATGGGCGGGGTTTCTGGTGGGCTTGAGAGGGTTGGCGCACTTGCCTCAACTGGTTTACTTGATGGAGTCACAAGAACAACTCTTAGGCAAATACCGAAAAATGCCCTTGAATCTGGTGTTGAAGAAGCTGTTACCGAGAGTATCCAGAATCCAATTGAGATGTATGGATCTACGGCTGGCACAGATAATGAAATGACAGCGCAGGATCTCATCGACAGTTCAGCTTCTGGCGCCCTTGTAGGCTTCGGAATGGGTTCCACCATGCGCGCAGGTACAGACAGTGTTCGTGCGCTCAAGGATGGCGTTACGACACAACCAATGGATAATGGTGGCGCAACCCCAGATGAGAACGCTTTGAACAAAGATGTTCCTCTTTTGCCCCCACCGGCCCCAGCGGCTCCTCCAGTTCCTAACCGCGATGATCTGGCAAGGATGATAAATACTGAGCCAACTATTGCAAAAAATGCAACAGTTCAACCTGAAACAGTCAAGCCGCCAATCGCTGGAACACCAGAGGTTGGAGATACCATTGAACACGTTGACCAGTACGGCCAAGTGATTGAAGGTAAGGTTGACAGCATTCAGGAAGGCGAAAACGGCCAAAAGACGCTTATTGTAACTGATAGTCAAGGCGAACAGAACATTGTGTTTGAGGGTTCCGGCGAAACACTCATTACTGACAGGCGCCCATTGAATCGTGACGATCTTTTATCGGCAATTCAATCACAGCCCACCGAGACTATTAAAGTTGAGAGCAAGCCAAAAGAAGTTACCGAAGAATCATTACAGTCTCATATTGACAGCATCCGCGCTCAGGCAAAAATGAGTGGCTGGAATGGTATGCTCAAACGTAGAGAGCAAGAGGCTCTTAACGAGCTTTCTGCATATCAGCAACGTCAAATAAATGAAGCCGCCGCCCAAGCAGATCCAGAGCCAACAGAAGCAATGAAAGAGGCCGGAAACTATAAAAAAGGCCATGTGAAAGTTTCTGGGTTTGACATTACGATTGAAAATGCCAAGGGTTCTGTTCGCAAGGGTATTGATTCAGATGGCGAGGCATGGGAAACCACAATGCCAGCAAATTATGGCTACATTAAGCGCACAGAGGGAGCTGATGGCGATAATGTTGATGTGTATATCGGAGACAATCCAGACGCTCAGGAAGTGTTCATTGTTGACCAAATAGACCCTGTAACGGGCAAGTTTGATGAACACAAGGTAATGCTGGGATTTAATACTAGCAAAGAAGCTGGTGATGCTTACAAGGCCGCGTTCTCTGATGGCAAAGGCGTGAATCGTGTCGGGGCCGTTGAAGGAATGACAATTCCTCAATTTAAAGAATGGCTCAAGACATCAGATACCAAAAAACCTATAGTTTATCAGGAACCGACAGCTATTACACCAGAGCCAATAGTTGCACCTGTTGCAGAATCTCCACCTGTTATTGAAAAGACTAATGATGTTAAACAGGGCGAAGTCGGGATGATGCTCACTTCTGGTCAGGTTGTGACAACAATTACTGGACGCCAGACAACCCCTTTCCCGAAATTCAGCACAGATACACCGCGCAAAACATCCCATGCGGTTAAAAATGTTGAAAACTGGTTGATGCAGAATGCTCTCGCAGAGGCTCAGTCGCGGGGAGACGAGTTTAATGCGCTACAATTTAAAGCAAACATGAAAAAACCATCACAGGCTGATAAAGATTCTGCTGAGTATTATTTGTTTGATGCCACACAGCCACAAGTCCAAAAATCTATATTCAGAGATCCAAAACCAGTGGCTATTTCCGAATTGGAAACAACCACCAATGATCCAGTTGTTGCAAAAAATGAACAAACACCATCCGAAACATCTGGTGATTATTTATATGATAAATATGGTTATAAAATGGAATATACTTCATTTAGTAACCAAGATGGTTTATATCGTTTAAGAAGGAAAGAAACATCACCAGATGGTGTTATTAAAGAATATGAATTACACGATGATGGTCTTTGGTATGATTTAACAAAACCAATTCCCAATAATATTGGACCTTTGTTAATGGATGAACAAAATTCTAAAAAAGAAATTAGTGAACTTACAAAAAATCTATCCAATAAAAAAACCGATCAAGAACCTGCGCCCACACCTGAACCAGCAGAAAACCAACCTTCTCCGCCACAACAGCCTGAAAAACCACAAAAAAACGGTGTGCAGAAAAAAGGCGTAAAAATCTCGGATGTCAGCGTGAACGACAGTCGCGGCGGAGAAATGTTTGGCTACAAGGAATTGACCGTCGATGGCACGGCAATGTCAGCAGCAGACATCAATCTGTATGACGGTGGTGTTTACATTCAAAACATCATGACGAAAACTGGTGAAACCCGCAAAGGGTATGCCAAAAAACTGGTCGATGACTTGTTCCGCGAGTTCCCAAATAAAACAATCTACGTTTCAAATATGACGGATGATGGTTCGCAGTTCTTCAACAAAAACTACAATGTTGGAGAAAATGGCGTTCTGACGAAGAAGGAAGCTGCTGCGGAAAAGAAACTTTCTGAGCCTGAAAATGTGCCTGAAACACCTGTTTCTAGCCCACAACAAACGCCCGATAATAAAGTAAATAAAGTTCAGATTGTCGCTGTAAAATCTGCATTGTATGAGGCAATTAAAAAAGCTGGGAAAGACAAAACAATGTATGTCTTTCCACCGGAAGAAGCGCTGGATATTATCAAAGAGCTTAACAACAAAAGCAATGAGCAATGGGGTTATGGCGTAGGCGCTACAGTCAATGTCTCAAAATACTATAAATACGCAAAAGATGGTATCGCCTTCTCTGTTGTTGATGGCATAGGAAGAAAAATAAACATATCAGATGATATAAAAACATTTTTATATCCAGAAACCGACACCAAAAAACAAGAGCAGGATTTAAAAGAGCCGACCCAAGACCGTGGTCGTAAAATGCAGGATGTTGGTGAAAAACTGGAAGGCAAAAGAGCCTTACAGGATAAATTATCAAAAGCAAGTTACCCCGAAAAAGCCAAAACAATCATTGAGGCGACACGCCCTAAGAATGCTTTCAAATTTGAGAAACAAAGCCACCAAACAGATGGCATTGTTCGGTTTGCTCAGGCAATTCAAGACGGTATGTTTGACTTTAGTGGTTATTTAAAATCAAAAGGCTGGATATTCAATTACCGTTCAAAATACTCCAAATCCTATGGTTGGGAACAGCAAATTGCAAACATATTTGCCGAAGGGGCGGATCTTGATGGTGCGAAAACAGGAGATCGCCACTCAATATCGGAAGGAATTGTCGTTGATTATAGGAAGAAAATAGAAGAAGCGGCCAGCGATTATATCGACCTTTCATCACAACTGAACGAAATGTTTGCCAATTCTAGTAACATTGAGCAATTTAAAGCCGAGCTTTTTGCAGAACTGGATAAAAGTGATAGTGAATTTAGCGCCAATTTTGGTAAGTTTGCCAAAACATACAGGCTTTCCAGAGATATTTTCTCTGATTCCATCTATTCCCCATTTGCAAAAATAACAGACGACACAGAGGCGAAAAAAACAAACAGGGTAGAAAAAACCCTGTCTCGCCCAAAGCTGGAAAAGATTGAGCGCATTGATTTGAAAGATTATCGCTCAGGTAAAGACGTATCTGAAAAAGAGTTCATGGATACATTCGGATTCCGTGGTGTTGAATTTGGCGAATGGGTAAGCTCAAAAGAAGGGCAAGGACACGTTAATCTGGCGTTTGATGCCCTCATGGACTTGGCCAATAGATTGAACATTTCACCTAAGCATATTTCCATTGGTGGAAAACTTGGGTTTGCATTTGGTAGCCGTGGTAAAGGCGAACACTCCGCACACTTTGAACCATCAAACAATGTTATTAACCTTACAAAAACCCGTGGAGATGGTGCAGTTTCGCACGAATGGTTCCATGCCCTTGACCACAATATTCGTAAGTCCGGCCCAGATGGGGTTAAATTTATGGATATGGCATATAAATCCATGACGCACTCACCGATTGATGATGCGGAAGCAAAAATACAAAACCGCCTTAAAGACTTTCTTACAGGCCAAGCATTTTGGCAGAGATCCAGTAGGCGCTTGAAAATGGGTGCCGTTGGTGAGGCAAAATATACCATTGAGCAATACATCAGCAGACCATACGAATTTTTATTTAAGCGTACTCAGTACAGCCGCAATGGTGATGCTCTTGGTAAAGATTATTGGGGTACACCCATCGAGCTGATTGCCCGTGCATGGGAAGGCTATATCTATGACACCCTTGGTGGATCAAGCCCATATCTCGTGAGTGATTGGGTTGCCGAAGGTGTTGTTACAAAAGAGAATGGATACCGTGGCACGGTGTTTCCAGATGGCGAAGAACGTAAGAATATCAAGGAGTTTTTTGATTCATTCTTAAAATCGGTTGAATTTACGGCAGACGGTGTAAAAGTCAAAGAGGGCTGGAATTTGCCTATTCAGTCCGATCTTGATAAAATGGTTAATATGGTTAAATCATTTGAGCCTAAGCTCAATGAAATGATGAAGGAGATTGAAGATGCAAGCGTTCAGCAAACTGATGTTCGAGCAGTCGTACCAGATAGCAATGTCCCAACAGGCACCGATGATGTATCGGGAGTTGAGCCGCAAGGGGATTTTGAAGAAGGAGATAATGGACAAGGGGACGGAGGCACAAGCGCTGTATCAAAAAACGATGGACAATCTCAAACAAAATCAGGGGATGGGGAAAGAGGCCGAGCTGATAGCAACGGAGATAGTGTTCAGCGAGATGATACAGTTCCCGAGCCAATAAACGATGCCGCCCCTATATATTCTGCGTCAGGAACAAACCACAAGATAGCCGTTGGCGCTCTTGATGAAAAACGAAAATCGAAGCAGAAGGCTACCGATAACGTCAAGATTATTAAGACGGTAAAACAGATAGAAAGCGAAAATAGAGCCGCGACACCAGAAGAACAAATTCTTTTGGCAAAATATACTGGCTGGGGAAGCATTAAGAACGCATTTCCTAAATCTGATGGCGTGACCATTGAAGATGGCTGGTCAGACATAAACTCACAACTGAAAAGCCTTTTGACAGAAAAAGAGTACAAAGAGGCCAGAAGCTCTATCCAATACGCCCATTACACATCAGAAATCGTTGTGCGCTCCATGTGGGACGCCATGAAACGCTTCGGATTGAATAAGGGCAACGTGTTCGAGCCGGGCATGGGAATTGGTAACTTTGCTGGAATGATCCCTGATGGAATGGATATTCAGTATTCAGGGTTAGAAATTGACCCAATGACATACAGGATTTCAAGAATCCTTTATCCAGAGGCAAGTGTAAGAAATGCAGACTTTACCGCAGCGCGGTATGGCGATGATACGTTTGATGCTGCAATCGGGAATCCGCCTTTCAGCGATAGAATAATTTCAGCAGATCCAAAATATAAAAGCAAAAAGCTGAACGTCCATAATTATTTCTTTGCGAAAACGCTCGACATGATAGCCCCCGGTGGCGTGATGGGCTTTGTCACAAGCAGATACTCTATGGACTCTATGGACAGCTCGGCGCGCGAGTTGCTGGCAAGTAAGGCTGATTTGATTGGCGCTATACGTTTGCCAAACACGGCCTTCAAAACAAATGCCAATACAGAAGTCGTCACCGATATTATTTTCTTGAGGAAGAGATTACCTAATGAAAAGAGCAATGGAGTAAATTGGTTAAAAACAAGAGAAATGACTATTAAAGATAGTTATGGAGCGCCAGTACAGGTTCCTATCAATGAGTTTTTCCATGATAACCCAGAAATGATTTTGGGTAATGTGTCCCTGACCGGAAGCATGTATTCAAAGAATGAGTTCACTGTTGAACCGTCTGAAAGCTCTGATTTGCAGCAACAGCTTTCAGAAGCCATTGCATCACTGCCTGAAAATGTCATAACAGATATTCAGAAGTCCAAAACACAAGGCATTGATTATACGCCACAAGAAGCAAAAGAAGGCTCATTCTATATGAAGGATGGAGTTCTGATGCAGATTGATTCTGGTGTCGGAAGCCCTGTTTCTATGCGCGGCAAGGGTACTGGTGGCATTTCAAAGGTTGATGCTGAAAAGATACAAATGCTTATTCCGGTGCGCGATGCCTTGCGTAAAGCAATGCTTAGTATGGTTAATAGGAATGATAAAGAAGTCAAAAAACACCAGAAAGAGCTTGATAAGGCATACGATGCGTTTGTCAAGAAATATGGCCCAATTACAAAATCAGAAACAGAATCTCGACCACCTTCTGTCGGTACGATTGAAGAATATAGAAACGCCATGCGCGAGGATTTCAAAGAATCCGGCGAAGAGTTCAATGAAGGAACAATAGACCTTAGTAATCTGGTTGGTAAGACAAACCCAGAGACTGGAAAGAAATATACCGAGGCGCAGATTGGTAAGATCCGCAAGGAAAAGCGCGATGCACTTGAGGCTCAGGGTATAGAGATTGATAACGGTGATTTCAACCCATCTGATGTTCCAGATAGCGTATCAATCAAGTATCCAAATCTTGATGCTTTTATGGATGATCCAGAAGCATACGATTTGATGATGCTCGAAGATTATGATGAAAACACAGGCACAGCTAAAAAAACCGATGTTTTCACTAAAAATATTGTCGCTGAAATTAAGAAGCCTGAATTAAAAACATCTGTCGATGCTCTTAATTACTCACTATCGCGCATGAATGCCGTGAATATTGATTTCATGGCTCAAGAGCTTGGTAAAAACGCAGATTCAATTGTGAATGAGCTGGAAGAGCTTGACCTTATATACAGGATTCCAAATTCTGATGGTTCTAACAAACACATATTCGTCTATGCAGAAGAGTATTTGAGCGGATTAGTAAAAGATAAATTAGAATATGCAAAAAAACTTGCAAAGTTTGATCCTATTTATAATCGCAACGTACTTGCACTTGAAGCGGTTCAGCCAAAAGACATACCTGCATCAGATATAAATACACAGCTTGGATCTCCATACTTTGATGAGGGGCTAATAAAAGACTTTATGAGCGAAGTCTTGAGTATTTCAGTAAGTGTTAATCGCATAAAATCAATCAATAACTGGACGATTGAATCTCGTGATAATTATTCGCCAGAGAATACGACAATATGGGGAACGCCAAAACGTAGCGCTACTGAGCTTGTTGAAAGCCTCCTGATGCGAAAAAACATTCAGGTAACAACAAAAGACCCAGAAGGAAAACAGGTCGTTGATGTCGCTGAAACACAGGCCGCACAGGATAAGGCAAAGATTATTCAAGAGAAATTCTCGGAATGGATCTGGAAATCATCCCACGCTGACCGCATTTTTAGAAGCTACAATGACGAGTACAATAACATTGTTCCTAGAAAATATGATGGAAGCCATATAACAACCGCAATATCTCCGCAGATTAAACTGCGAAGCCATCAGAATAATGTCATTTGGAGAATTATCCAAAGCGGAAACACATACATGGCCCACGCTGTCGGGGCCGGTAAAACATTATCTATGGCTTCTGCTGCTATGGAGATGCGTAGGCTTGGTATGTGGAGGAAACCTATGCTTGTTGTTCCAAACCACATGATAGCCCAATTTGCTGGAGAATTTAAACTGGCGTACCCACAAGCAAATATTCTGATCGCAGATGAGAAAAAATTCCACAAAGATAAGCGGAACCGCTTTGTTGCAAACGTGGCAAAAGGTGATTGGGATGCTGTCATTATGACGTTTTCCAGCTTTTCAAAAATACCAGTGAGCGCAGGATTTGAAGCCAAGATGCTTGATGAGCAACTGGATAAATACCGATTTGCACTTCAAGACGCACAGAAAGCATCTGGGAAAAGAAGCTCTACAGCATCGAAAATAGAATCGCAAATCAAGAAGATGGAAGAGCGGCTCAATAAACTGAAACGTGAAGATATTGACCAGTCATTCTACTTTGAGCAGCTCGGGGTTGATGCCTTAATGCTTGATGAGGCGCACAACTATAGAAAACTATCTTTCCAGACAAACCAAGGAACAATGAAGGGTGTAACGCCTGTTGGAGCAAAATCTTCATGGGATTTATACTCAAAGTCAAAATTCCTAGATACTGTTCACCCCGGAAAAAACCTTGTTCTAGCATCCGGTACGCCATTGACCAACACTCTAGCTGAGGTCTTTACAATCCAACGATTTATGGATGAAAGGGCTTTGAAAGATAGAGGGTTGGATACATTTGATTCTTGGTCTTCTGCGTTTGCGGCATCAGTTACAAACCCAGAACGTCAGCCAAGCGGAAGCTACAAAACAGTCACAAGGCTATCTGAATTTAGAAACCTTGGCGCATTGTCTCCTATGGTACGTGATTTCATGGATGTTGTGACAAGCGACGAGCTTGCAAGCCTTGTTAATAGACCAACCATGAAATCAGGTTCGATGATTATTAGGACAGTAAAACCTACAACCGCTTATCTGGCTTTCCAAAAATACCTTGAGAGCCGCACCAATGCCATCTCAGGCAAACGAAGCAATGAGAAGGGCGCTGATAATATCTTGAACATTATCGGTGAGGGAAGGCTCGCGGCGATTGATATGCGCCTGATAGATCCAACTTTGCCAGAAGAAAAGTCAAAACTTACCGATATGGTCGATAACATCCATAGAATATGGGAGGAAACATCGAAAGACAGTTTCAAAAATGCCTATGCTGGTGACGATAGGACTTCAAACATTAAAGGTGGAACGCAGCTCGTGTTCTCTGATTTGGGTGTAAACGCAAAATCAAAAGATGGCGTTTCGTTCTCTGCTTATGATTATATTCGGCGTACCCTTGTTCGGAAAGGTGTTCCGGCCAAAGAAATCGCATTTATGTCTGATTATGAAACATTTGAGGACAAGCGCAGATTACAAAACATGGTAAAAAGTGGTGAGATCCGTATTCTTATCGGAAGTACCAGAAAAATGGGTACTGGATTGAACGTACAGAACCGTTTAAAGGCAGTTCATAACCTTGATGCACCTTGGCTTCCGGCAGATCTTGAGCAGCGTACAGGCCGCGCTCTGCGCCAAGGAAACCAATATAAGGAAATTGAGATATATGGGTATGGTACAGAAGGTTCTTACGACTCTACTATGTGGGGGATGCTGGAAACAAAAGCCAAGGCAATTATCCAATTCCTGAAAGGTGATGGTGATATTTCCTCAATGCGCGATATTGAGGAAACCGATCAGTTCCGCTTGGCCAAAGCAATGACATCTGGAGATCCGCGTGTTTTAAAACAAGCCGAATTGCAGAGTGATGTTGAAAGATTGGCAAGACAATCACGAAACTTCACAAATGAGCAAGTCCAGATAAAATCAAATATTGCTAATAAAAAAGCTGGGATTGAAAAAGCTAAAAAATACATCTCTGATATTGAAGAAGCAAAATCAAAGATCGTAAGACCACCAGATGGTGAGTTTCTTATGACTGTATCTGGTCGCCCATACACGGAAAGAGCAGAGGCGGCTGGCGCGCTAGATGCAGCTATAGCCGGTGTTAAGTCACAAAACATGTCAACCCCATCTGGCGGTGTTAAAATAGCATATCTTTATGGGTTCGATGTTAAGTTTTTCATGGGAATTGGAAACTTTGGGACAAATTATGAGATTTTCCTAGATCATCAGGCGCTTGTGGGTTCGGGAAAACAGTGGTCAACAGAGGACGGGTTATTCTCTCCCACCGGCTCAATCACGACTATGCTGAATAGCTTGAATAAACTGGATAAAATTCAAGAGAGCGAAATCCAAAGGATCGAAGCCAATAAGCGTGAAATTGGTGTCCTTGAAAGCAAGATCTCTGGTGATTTCCCGAAACAAGAAGAGCTTGTCAATAAAACAAATCAATTAAAAGAAATTGAGAATGATCTAAAGCTCAATGCGCCGGTTGAAGTTACTTATGACGAGTACCCAATTGGATATTGGGAAAGAAATAAAGCTGCAATGAATAACTCGGCCATGTTCAGCATTGTTGGCGCAGATGAATATAAAATATCTAATAAGGGTGGGGAGAAATCATCATCAGATAAAATCATTGCAGAGCTGAACAAGCAGGCTAAGAAGCTTGGATTACCTGAAAATTCAGCCGTTCTGTTTGAAAATCTCGGTGATATTAAAAATGTCCCGAATTTGGCAAAAGCATCACAAGATGGTGCTGTTGTTGAAGGGTTCTATTACAAAAACCTGATTTACATCGCCATGACCTCTAAAGACTACATTTCTACGCTCAACCATGAGGCTGTACACTATTTGAAAGCGGCTGGCGCATTTACCCCTGCCGAATGGTCTGCGCTACTTGAGAAGGCCCCTAAATGGCGCAAGAAGTATAAAATCCAGAAGAACTACGGCGATTTGAACCTGACCGAAAGTAAATTGGATGAAGAGGCCATTGCACACGCATTGCAGGACTACTCCAATCAGGGCATTTTAACCCGCATCAGAAATAAGATTATCAAGTATTTCAACATGATTAAGAGTGTCGTGACCGGCAAAGGTTTCGATTATAAAACCCCAGAGGCACTATTTGACGACATCCTGAGTGGTGAGATTGGTCGCCGCAGGTTTGATCCTGAGTATGACGTTGAGCCAATGTTCTCACGCACTAAAAAAGCAGAAGATCTTCCGTTGTTCTCGCGTATCGGCGGTATGGGTCATAATGGTGGGCCAAAAATGACGAAAGAGGGGCAGTTAGAGCAAGCCATTGCGTCTTTGGATGCTCGTGGTCTGGCCGATAAATTGCGCCCCGCTATTGGTAAGATTGCTTCGTATGTTCTTCACCCTCACCAGATAGCGTCACTATATAAATCGTTCACCCCTGTTTATCTGGGTGCTATTGAAATGATGAAAACTCGTGACGTTCTGGTTCACAAACTGAGCAAGAACATCCATGCCTATAATAAAATGAACAAAAAATCCAAGGCAAAACTTGACGCTGTTCTTGAGATAGGCCGTTTGTCGAAACAGAATTACAAACCTAACGCAGATGGTCAAATCGTTGTTAAAAACGATGGATACAAAGACACGCTTCACAGTAAAGATGGCGATACAATCACGCTTACAGATGTCGAGGCTCGTGCATATCAGGGTGTTCGTGATGCAATGGACTTGGCGCTTGATACTTATTCTCGGACAATCCTTGAAGAGTATGGGTTTATTGAGATGGGAATCAACAATAAATCAGAGTTAATCAAAGCGCTTGCAAAAGAGAAAAACAAAAGCACGATTAAGCAAATGCAGGATGTTCTCAAAATTATCCAAGACATTGAGGATGCAAAACGCAAAGGATATATCCCCCTGAAACGCTGGGGAGAGATTGGTATTACGGTTCGCGCAAATGACAACGAGAAAACGCTTGTTCACTTTGAGAGGATTGAACTTCCGTCTAATAAAATACCATTTATTGGTAGAAAGAATGTCATAGGCGAAAATAAGGCTGTTATTGAGGCAGTAAAACGACTTCGTGAGAAATATCCTGCTTCCAATTTTGAAATTGATAATTTTGAGGTTAAAGATTTCACAAGTTTGCAAGCAAAAATTAACCTGAATGAACTGGACGTTCTGGCCGCAAGCAGTGACATGAGCGAGGCTGATTACGACACATTGCGCGAGATGATTGCCGATGCGATGAAACGCCGTGGGTTTAGACAGCACTTCTTCCAATCAAACGATGTATCTGGGTACAGCGGTGATTTTGAGCGCGCGATTAATGATTATGTCGTCAGTATCTCTGGTCACTTGTCGCGCCGTATGCACATTCCGAAACTTGATGCCGCTGTAAGGGATATTGAGAGAGCAGGAGAAGCATCTTTGTTCGATTATGCGCGCAAGTACGTCTCTTACATCACAGACCCCGTGGAGGAGTTTGGAGCCGTGCGCCAGATGGCATATATGTGGTATCTAGCCGGTAACGTAGCATCAGGCGTCACAAACGCCACTCAGCCGTTTATGGTTACTGCGCCGTGGTTTAAAGCCATGTTCTCACATGGTCAGATCGCAAAACAGATGGCCAAGGCATATAAAGACACCACTGCGATGGCTTCATTTAAAAATGGGACTGATGTGTTTGATTTTAGTAAAGCCCCCGCTGATGTCCGCGAGGCACTGGAACGTGCTAATGCTGAGGGATACTTTATCCCGTTGCAGACGTATGATGCTATGGCGATTGCCAACAGCAACTCTTCATATATGCGTGGTGCCAGCCGCCGCGTAAGGGATATGATGGATGTTCTGTCCCTGACGTTCTCTGTACCAGAGAGAACAAACAGGGTTGTTACGTATATTTCAGCTTATCGTTTTGCGATTCAGCCGGAAAACAAGCAGAAGATTATGGCTTTTATCAGCCGTGACCAGCTCGGAAGAGCAAGCTTGGTCGGTAAAAATGGCGGGGAATTTGCAGAAGCCTTTGCGGATTATGCCGTTATGAGTACCCAACTACGCATGGGCAAGCTTAACCGCCCTACATTATCTCGTGGGGCCGGAACATTGCCGTTCCAGTTTATGTCGTTCTCGTTGCAGATGTTAGAATTGATGTACCGCCTGAAAAAAGTACACGGTGGTAAGGGCGCAATGTCCGTTGCCATGATGCTGTTTGCCGTTGTCGCAATGGCCGGTATTAAAGGCATACCTTTTGAAGACGATTTGCAAAAACTGTTCGAGGCCGCTTACAAGAAACTGACGCGCACGGATATTGATATTGACAGTGAAATGTTAAAATTACTGACACGATTCCTTGGAAAAACAGCAGCACAGGCAATCGTTAAGGGCATTCCTTACGCCATTGCCAATGTCGATATGTCTGGTCGCCTCGGGTACGGTAACATTGTCCCAGATGGTCAGAGCGATTTGCTGGGAGTGTGGTTTGACATGTTTGTTACAAAACCGACACAAGCGGCCACGGATATTGCTCGTGGTGACGAATTACAGGCATTCGCTAATATTGCACCGGCATTCTTGAGAAACCCCATACAGGCTTATCTATGGGCCACTGAGGGGGTTAAGTCTGGGGGAACCGGCGACACGATCATCCCACCAGAGGATTTGACGAAAACAGACATCGGCATGAAAATGTTCGGATTCACATCATCTAATGTTGCCGGTGAGAGAAGCCGTATCTATGCTGAAAAACGTGCATCCACAGCCGTTAATGAGTTGAGGTCAGACTATTACGACAGGCTGGCCAGAGCTTATGCTGGCATGATCAGGGCCTCAAGAAACGATGATAAAGAGACAATGAATCGCTACGTTGATGAAATTGAAGCGATTACCATCGAAAAAAACACGTATAATGAGGATGCGCCCCCGCACAAACAAATTATCATAAGACAGCATACCCTCAAGCAGCGTGTTGCAGAGGAAATCAACGGTGCAAAAGCTAACAAACCTCGTAAACAGGCTCGGCAAGAGGCTGAGGAGCTGAAAAAAGTGTGGGGTAATTAGGTAATTTGAAGTATTATCAATTTTAACACAGGAGAAAAATATGGCTGATAAAAATCAAGATGTTAATTCATGGACTACATTCCTTGCAAACCCAGCAAACTCAAAGAATGCCATCGCTCTCAAAGGGCCAGCCGTTGATGGGCAGAAAGCCATCATTAAAAATGGCAGCGATAAAAGCCTCTATTTCCGTGCAGATATGAATGGAACAACCGCCCTTTCTGCGTTCCCTGACACGGCTGGCGCAACGCCCGTAGAGGGGCTTCATGTGTTGCCCGGTGGAGTTGAGACATACGACCTTACAAAAGGCGTAACACAACTGAGCTGCTTCCCTTATGGCGGCGCATCGGCCACTGGACTGGTTTCAGTTAAGATTATCTAGTCTTTCCCAATCCTGACTTTACATCTGGATAACCATCGTGGATCACGCCACGACTCTATTTTGCTGTCTTGTGCCATTATTCAACCACCTCTGTAACATGTCCCTTTTCCCACATTGGCTCATCACTAAGCTCAACTTTACTTGCACATTGCCAACACAATGTTTCATAAGAAAATTCCTCCTGAGCTTTTTCAAGAGCTTGTTCTTCGTTTTCGGCCTCAACTTCTATTGGTTCGAGTGAGGCATATACCACAGGTGTTACTCTATATTTTTTCATCATCTCGGAACCTCATATCCTCTCGCTTCGATAAATGTTTCGAGTTCTGCCAATCGTTTTTTTAGTTGTTCGGCTTCGGTGGCGAGGGTGAGGGCTTCCCAAAGTGTTTTTATCTCTTTTGGTGTTTCGTATTTTCTGCCGTCAAAACTAAATCCACCAAGTAACGCGGCATCGCCAAACGCTTCTCTATCTTTTTTATTTAGCCATAGTCTGGCTTCACCAATGTCTTTACTCTTAAATCTATCGGTCATCATTCCCCCTTCGCCGCTGCAATCATGGCTTTGTACATATTGGCTCTGTTCTTCATTGGGTCTTCATCAACGCAATCATCAACCGAATATGCCGCCCACAGCATCTCCTCTGTCGGCTCAATCGGCACGCCCACGCAACCATCTGGCAGAAGTCGGCCTGTGCTTACGAGATAATTAAAAGTTCGCTCAAATCCAATTAGAACGTCATGTGTATTCGGGTGATTAAATGGTGAGTTGTTCATGCTGTCAAACGTCACCGCTTGCATTACTTCCCGCTTAATCGCGTCCAGTTCGTTAGGGGGTAGGGTCATTTTAAACTCCAAATATCCAAAATAAAAACCAGCAAATTGACATGACTATCAGTGCGGCGGCAGGAAATGATAAATTATCCATCACGCGCCCCGCTTGGTTAGGGTGAGATATGCGCGGGCGGCTTCGTAAATCAAGCGGGATTCGGCAGATGTTGGGAACCTTTCGTTGCCATCTAAGGCGGATAACGCCTCCTCAAGCCCTTCGATTGGTTCCACCCCCTGCGGCTCTGCTTTTGCCAGCGCATCGTCCAGAACGGCGCGGAGTGTTTCAAGGTGGTCGTCTAGCGAGAGGCTTGCATCGTTCTCTGCAAGCACCTTAATGGCAAGATTTACGGCATCTAGTGCCGCCTGTATTTTTTCTTTCGTGTGGGTCATTAATATAAATCCTCGCTGAAAAGTGTTCCGTGTGGGCCTGTATGTTTTCGTATTTGTTCTTGACGCTCTGCCACAATCCAAGCCTCTTCCCTTGATAAAAAATTTCCCCACTGGTCAATAAATCCTTGTTCTGCGCCCCTGATGGTAAGGCCACATCTGTCAATCTGTTTCCGCATAAGCATATCGAAATGCCTTGCGCTCGCTATAATGTGTCCGCTCTTTAGGATTATAGCCGCGCAAACAATACGCTGGAGTTCCGGTATCATCATCCTAAACCCCCTCTTTCTCGGCTGCGGCGAGGGCTTCTATAGCGTAATACATGGCACAATAAAAATCATGCGACTCTAAACTTGCTATGCGTGTACGTCTTTTTCGCTCTTCCAATCGTTTCATACTTCTATCTAGGTATGGTTTTAATTTAACCAAAGCCTCCACCAACTGCTTAGTGACATTCGGCGGGGTGGGTGGTGTTTCTTTTTCCTTGTATGGCTTATATTGACTATCAGAAAACTGCATCCACTTGGCTATTTTATCTGCCTTAATGTAAGTGTAGTCAGCCGTAGTGTACTGATACGAATACTCCTCTGGCAACAAACGCAAAACAACTTTATCCCCATATGTTGTTTTAGCAATAAACCACTCTTCCCCGTACATTTTAGGCGGAGTGCCATCATGCCAAACAAAATACCCCATTTCGTTTCTTGGAACATTGCAAGTAATGCATTGGTTTGGGTGTATTCCGTGAATGCACTCTGCACTCAAATCATCAATACAATCATCCTCCCCCGCCTTTGGTGCAGGTGCTTGCTTTGCGGTGAGGGAGGCGCGGATAATCTCAGCATCTTTTCGAGCATCCCCGTAACCATCACGACTTGCTAATGCATCATTTTCAAGCCTATCTAATGCAGCAAATACATCATCTTTATTCATTTGATACCTTCCTAGCTATTTCATGGGCTTTTGACCTTAATTCATCATTTTTTGTAAGAACAAAAGCGGACAAAACTGAAATGTCTTTCTGTAACTGCTCTGCTTTTTTAGCAAGTTGCAGAATATACAATGCTGCATCCTCCCAATCTTTCCAGATAAATTCAGTGCCATCTTTCATTTTTAAATGTTCTTCAAAAACATCAAACGCATCCAAAGCCCCGCCATCAGGAGCGAGAGTTGAACGTGCTGCGTCAAGAACTTCATTTATATCATCGCCTAATTCTTCATCGCGCCTCCATTTTTGGTATTCTTCAACTCGCGCAATCGCATCAATCAGTTTTTGCGTCATTTTATTTCTCCTGATTTCTCATATTTAGCTTCATATTCCGCAACAACAGCGCAGGCCGCCCTCATAATTTTTTCATACGCAGAATTTTCCCCGTATTTTTTTATAATTGCACTGGCCGTGTCGTCTTCGTTTTTATAAGAACAACCGAGCCTAACCATTATTTGCTTTTCTTTGTCAGAAAAAACAGCAAAACCAGTCCTTTTTTCATTTCCGACACACCCAAATGATACTGGTATGTGTGCCATGTATGCGCCTGCCATGTTTGCGCCTGCCATGTATGCGCCTGCCATGTTTGCGCCTGCCATGTTTGCGCCTGCCATGTTTGCGCCTTCCATGTTTGCGCCTGCCATGTTTGCGCGTGCCATGTTTGCGCCTTCCATGTTTGCGCCTGCCATGTTTGCGTGTGCCATGTATGCGCCTGCCATGTTTGCGCCTGCCATGTTTGAGCCTGCGATGTTAGCTACTTCCATATTTGCACCTGCCATTTTTGGTACTGCTATGTTTGCGCCT